ATGATAACTTCTATAAGGATAGACGACAACAAGAAGACTCCATTTAAATATATCCAAAAGATAAAAGCGTTCAAAAATGGCTCTGAGTTTATATTCAAGCCCGGCGTGAATGTGATTGTAGGCAAGAACGGGAGCGGGAAATCAACCCTCCTGAATATGATATCGAAGTACATGTTGTGCGAGAAAAAGATGTGTTCTGAATTACCGTCAGAAGCATTGTATTTCCCGGATATATTTGATGATGACAAGGTGCTTGACGGGATCAGTATTAAGTCGGATTATATCGGGAAGGTATTCCATCTCCTACAGCAAACTGAAATGAGAAAGGATGATATATTGGATAATATCAATAATTTAAGTTTGTATATGAATGGAGCATCTAGGTCCTCTGGGGAGAAGAACCTTCATGCCATGAACTCGCTCTTTGATTTTGTGTTTAACCAAGATGAGTATGCGTTTCCGATACAGAAGCTTATGGAATTTAAGAAAAAGTCAAATGAGTTCTGGGCAAACAGGATCGACAATCTTTTAAAATACTACAAAGACAATCATGTGGTATTAATGGAGAAGGATTTTGAGTATACAATCCTTATGGATGAGCCGGACAGGAATTTAGATATTGACAATATCATGGATCTGTACAAGGTATTGTCATTTCATAAACCGCAAACACAAATTATAGCCGTAATTCATAACCCGGCTTTGATTTACAAGTTGAGCAAGCTGGATTGCGTGAACTTTATTGAGATGACAAAAGGGTATTTGAAGAAAATTACTGGTTTTATGAATAAAAAATAAGAAAGGAGATGAGAGAAGAATTGAGAACAATAGGATCAAAAGGACGCCATGTGTTTACAGCAACCTTTGTTAGATTTGGATTTAGGAATGGATACATTGGACCTGTAAAAACGATGCTTTTACAAGATGTGACACTTGATAGCAAAATAGTATCAGATCATTTGTGGTTCGATTTAACAAAAGGATTTAGTGATGCTGATTTATCGCCAGGCGATGTGGTTGAGTTTTGCGCAAGGGTTAGTGCTTACGAGAAAGGATACAAGGGGCACAAGGATGATGTACTTAATAGACCGATAGAAAGAGACTATCGATTATCAAGACCGACAAAAATTAAAAAGATCGGGAAGAAATTAATATTAAAAGATGAGGGGAAATAATACATGATAATTATATGCCTAAAAAATTCATAATTTATTAAAATATAATGATATGAAAATTCAAGTAGAATTAAATTTGGAAGATGTATTCGAGGAAGCTATGTACAATGAAGCGACGTTGAAAGAGGAGTTTACCAGCTCGGTCAGGTTAGCCGTAGTACGTGAACTTAAAGAAAAGTTCAAGAATGAGTTGATGAGAGAAATATCCAATCCGATATCACAGAAAATTGAGGATATAGCGAGGGAATCAATGAGCGATCTCATTGAGAACGCCAGCGAGAAGAAATATAGATTCAGGTTAGATTATATGGATGAGGAGTTAACAGTAGACGAGTTTATAAGAGGCAGGATTAAGAAGGTTGTAGACAGCAACATCGAGACAATGGTAGAATCAAAAGCCAAATCTTTTGTCAATGAGTTAAGGAGAAGATATGATATGGCGTTCGCTGCCTTTGTCGTAGATAACATGAGAAAGCAAAATATGTTGAAGGAAGATAAGATAGCTGAGCTGTTAAAGGATAACCCAAATGAGAAGTAGGGAAGATGCCAAAGGAAGACGGCGATCTGTGCTCATGACACCGCCCGTACCGGAGAAGGTCAGGGTATTATCCCCGGCATGGTATAGGGCGGCAGTGGAGTTTCAAGGTAGGCCGGAGCAGGAGCGACTAGCCTTTTGCTCGTGGTGTTGTTGTCATGGAGGGTGTAATTTGTGTATGGATATAAGCAAATACAACATAAAAGGACTTAAAATATATGGAGGATAGTAATATGGAGATGGAGGAACTTAAAAATAAGTATAGTTTTTCCGATGGGTTGATGGAGAAAATAAAACACTCCATTGAGGTATTAAGAAAAGGGGAGGAGTTTGCCCTAAGATTTTACGATAAGGGATATTATCTAGCTTTCAGTGGAGGCAAGGATAGTCAGGCTCTTTACCATATAGCTAAATTAGCCGGCGTTAAGTTCGAGGCTCATATGAATATGACTACAGTGGATCCGGCGAACGTAGTATCTTTCGTGAAGAACAATTACCCAGACGTGATAAGGCATGTTCCGGATATTAATTTTTACCAACTTATAAGAAAAAAAGAAATGTCTTCCATCAAAAACGCAAAGATATTGCTGTGAAGTCCTCAAGGAGAGAGGAGGCGGAGGTACGGTGACTTTAGTAGGGATAAGGGCGGAGGAATCCAAGACAAGATCTAAAAGGAATGAGATCGGAACCAGTAAAAGAAAGTATGATATATCATTCGATCAGTTTGATGAGCATAAGGAAAAGATGGTCTCTTGTGTTGGTGGAAAGGATAAGGTGATAATATCACCAATATTAGCATGGACGGACAAGGATGTATGGGAGTTCTTGAATAAGATGAATATCAAGCATTGCGACTTATATGACAAAGGGATGAAAAGAATAGGATGTATATTATGCCCAATGTCAAGTATCGGAGAGATGATGAAATATCCGTTTGATTATCCTCATCAGACAAAGAAGTTCCTAAATGAGATAGAGATACTTGTAAAAGACGGTCACTATCAAGAGTTAGGAGAAAATCCAAATATGGTATTAGCGTGGTATTTATCAAAGAGAACAGTGGATGATTTTAAGGGACTGGTGAGAAGAGTACAATCCGGGAAATTCAAGCCTAATAAAAAGAATAGAGAGCTATGGGATAGATTCATAGATTATTTTGATATAAAAAATGCAAAATTTTAAATATGACAAAAAGAGAGGCCATGATATTAGCGTTAGAGGTATTCGCTCAAAGCGTTGATATTTTAATAGAATCGGATAAGGTAAGTAGATCGATACGGACCACGAAAGATTATGATTTGGTAAATATAGCTTTCTATGATTTAGCGGAAAGCCTTCAGAAAAAAGCTGATAGAATGAAAAAGTAAATTAACTATTAATAATCATTATTTAATTTAATTCAAAAACAAAATGTCTACTTTTGTAGACACATAAAAATTACACATATGAAAAAGAGTAAATTTGTAAAGGAGTTAGAGAGGATCATCGATATGGTTAAGGCCGAGGATGATGGTTTCGAGTATGGTGGTAAAGTCATTTTCTATAAAGAAGATGATGATAACTATGAAATCTCGGTAAAGAACATTGAGATGGATCTGACGGTAGAGGCCAATATTATGGCTAGTATGGGTGATAGGACTTTTGCCTGTCTTATGAGTGAGGTCTATAAACAAAAGTTTACAAAGGCTATAATGATGTCGGAGGATGAGGATGATGAAGACAATTGATAAGATGACCGATCAGGAGATATATGATCTTACTGATGAGCAGGTAGAGAAATTGATCGTAACAAGATGTGCGGAGGAAGGTGTCAGGTTTATAGATGAGCCTCCAGTCATGAAGACGTATGGATATAAATCTATTTCTCCATCTCATTTCTTCTACTATTTGGAGGGCTTGAATATAGCCGTTCTTGATCAGAATGATGCTATTAAGATAGCTAAGTTATTAAGTGAATTTGATCTATACAGGACTAGATATGATTTCACCATATCCAATGAGGAGCTATGCAGTAGATTGGATATAATCAATATCAGGCATGTTCCGATGTTTGACACGAAAGATAAGGAAGCTTATAAGTCTGTCAAGGATAAGAACAACGAGATCGAGGAGGAGTACAAAGATCAGGTAAACGAATACAAAGAGAATGTAAAAAAGATGGGTGAAATCCGTGCCGAGATATGGCCAAAAGTAATTGATGTAAGGCGCAAGATTGATCACATGAATCATCTTAAAGTTCTTTTCGTAAAGGAATATCTTCCGTTGGTGGATCACGACACGGACAAGGCTATGATATTTTTCAAGAAGGCTTATGGCGTGGATGATGATACGGAAAGATATATTCGTGAAGGGATAAAAGATTATCCTTTGTTTAACAATAATATAGATTAAAATGCACAATTGGTTTAAATGTACGGTTTCTTACGAGACCGATGCCGAGAACGGCATGAAGAAGAAGGTAAAGGAAGAGTATTTAGTAGATGCCTTTTCTTATACCGAATGTGAGGCTAGGATCATAGAGGAGATGAAGCCATTCATCTCCGGTGAGTTTAGCGTTGATATCAAACGATTCAGGATAGCGGAATTGTTTGCCATGGATGGAGACCGGTTCTATAAGGTCACGGCTGATTATATTACGATAGACGAGAAATCGAACAATGAGAAACGCAAGGCGTTTAACTACATCGTTCAGGCCAATGACCTTGATCATGCCAAAAAGAATTTCGAGGAAGGCATGAAAGGAACCATATCAGATTTCGTTGTCACTTGTATCAAGGAAGAGAAGAAACTGATGGACTTCTACGAGTTTGATGGTAAGATCAGGAATCCGGAGAAAAATGAGGATAGTAGGCAGTAAAGCTAGCTACGAAACCACGTCGTCCATAGCCGAGAAGTTGATGGAGATAAGTAAAATGGAGGGTACGATTTATCGTATCCTTACATTGTCTAACAAAACTTATCTAGCTTCTAAATTAGGATATAGCAGATCGGGGTTCTATAAGAAGATACAAAACAGGAGTTTTAATATCCGGGAACTAGCTCAGATATTCGATACGATCATCAACTTCAAGGATCAAGATTGGACTGAGGGTAAGATTAATAGGCTTAAGAGGTATAGGGCTATGAGCCTTATGGAGTTCAACAAAAGTTATAAAAAGAAAAAGGCATGAGAGGTAGGATGTTACCGTGTGAGAGATGCGGAAGGATGGTAACCATAAGGAGTAAGGGGTTGTGTCCCGCATGCAGAGCCAAGGAGCTACCACCAAAGGAAAGGGCGGCGATACGGGTGAAGGCCAAGCCAAAGGGGAAGAGCCTAGCCGTTTTCTTTGGCGCCCATGTGGCTAGATTGAGTATGACAAGGAGATCTGCTACCGGCGCATACATACCATGCCCGGGGGTAAGCAACATATGCCACTTATACCCTAAACGGAAATATAAATCAGTTGCCGAGGATAATGATAACATTATCTACTTGACGGTTGATGAGCATACAAAATTCGATTATCTGTTAGATACGATGGATTTCAGCCGGCTCTTGGACGAGTTTGGCAACGTATGGCTGTTGGCAGCCAGACGGATGAGGGATCTCGCACCTAAAGTCGAGGAGGATGGTAAATTAAAAACCAGATTATTATCATGGATAGAAGAAAACAAAGATTACTTTTAGACCTAGGATATAAGGCTATAAGTGACACAGTATATAGTTATGGGACGATCATAGAAGTCATAAGCGATCAAGAATCGTTTGATGAGATGAAAGTTCGTTTATCCGAGAGACACAATGTGGCTATTGCGGATGATGGAGAGATAGGATGTTCGGCTTTAGGCAATATTTTAGGCAAGATAAAGGACGAGAATGCGTCGTCATATTATTGGCGATCATCATTACCAGTATTAAGATCATATCATACAGATCCTAAATTTACCGCTTTCTTTGGCATATTAGACGTTTTATCAACGATCCCAAAGAAAGATATAGCTGAGGAGGAAAAGCCTGTTGAAGAGCCTAAAAACGAGCCTAATGAGGAGATGGAGGTTGAGTATGATCTGGAGACAGAGCAACAGTATTATGCCGCTGAATGGATAAAGGATATCCCGACACCTGTGTTATATAGAATGACTGTCGCCGGCAAACGTGTGTATTATGAGATGGATGTTGATGGGTATCCTATCATATACGATGGAGCCACTAACAATATCGCCAATGGGTATTGTGATACGTCCGGAGCCTTGGAGAAGTGGAAAAATGAGATGAGGCTCAAGGGTAAGGATCCTGATGAGTACGCTAACTACAGGGCTGATCTGGGTACTATCATGCATTATCTATTTGGGTTGTATCTGACCGGGGTTAACATAAGGCTGATCCCGACATGGATCAGGAAGGTGGTCAAGGAAGCCAAGCTAAGAATAGACAAGTATAGGATGGAGCGGATATTAGTGGATAACATTGATGAGCTGATAGAGGATCTGATATCATTCGCTATATTCTGCAAGGAAAGACATGTTAAACCGGTATTGATCGAAAAGATGCTGAGGTCAAGCAGATTGAAGGTGGCTTCTTCGGTGGACGCCGTGGTGGAGATGGATAGCGAGCCGGAGATGGTGGAGATAGAGGTCGAGACAGGAGAGTTCTATAAGACGGGAGCCAAGAAAGGTCAGCCTAAGACGGAGAAAAAGAAGATAAAGAGATGCAGGAGGATATTCGCTATATTGGACTTCAAATCAAACAGGAAAGGCAATTTCTATGACGAGTACGCTTTCCAGCTTGAGCTATATAGAAGAATGATACTGGAGAATTACGGAAAGATATTGGAGATAGAGGAGATATATAACTTCGCTCCGGGTGATCCTACCGCTAAGACAAGTCAATATAAGTTGAAGAGACAGACTGACAACCCTATATTGAATATGGCTACCGTAGTATATCTTCAAGGTAAGTATAAGTTTGAGAAAACCAATTATACGGTTACGTCAAGGATCGGGTCTTTAGATATAGAGGGTGATTTTGAGTTGAATGGTTTGATAAGAAAAGAGTCGCTGAGAGATTATATATATAGAGTGATGAGTGAGAGGAGAGGATGATGGAATTTAGGGAGTTCAATAAGAGCGTTCATCGGTATGAGCTGGATCATAGCAAACCAAGGAGGAAGCTGACGTGCCCGCAATGCGGCAAGGATAAGTGTTTTACGCCGTACGTGGACGTAACCACCGGTCAGATCGTTGGAGAGCAGTTTGGGGTGTGTGATCATAAAAATAAATGTGGTTACTTTAAATATCCAACAGGGAGCGAACTTGGGAACAATGATCTTTTTACCGATTCAAACAAAGTATTAAGGAGGTACAGATCTCCCGTGGATCCGGATATAGCCAACTGCATTCCGGTAAGCAAGATGTTTGAGACGCTTAATCCTTTCGAGACATCCGATCTTCAGGATTATCTATCCAATATCTTCGGATCGTATCATACCAATAGGGCATTTAGCTTGTATAAGGTAGGGATGATGAGATTCGGGGACTGGGGTAAGTGCTGTGTGTTCTGGCAACTGGATAAGAATTGGGTAGTGCGGACCGGAAAGATAATGGACTACGGGCCTGACGGGAAGAGGGTAAAGGTTCCCATGGATCACGTATGTTGGGTGCATATACTGGACGGTCAGGATTACCTGCTTAGGCAATGTCTGTTCGGGGAGTTTCTTATCAACTTCTATCCCAATGACGCTCCGGCGTATATAGTAGAGTCAGAGAAGACGGCTGTTATCTGCAACATTGTGTACCCTAGTAGGTTGTTTATGGCCTGTGGCGGTATCCATATGTTGAAGAGGGAGATGATAGAGACATTGGGTAGGAGGCGGATAGTCCTGTACCCGGATAAGGGCGACGCTTTCAACGAATGGAGAAAGAAGGTAGACAAGGATATGAGGGGGATGAATATAGAGATAAGTAATTTTCTAGAATCAAAACCCAATATAAATGAGGGAATGGATATAGCGGATTATTTTATTATTAAACAAATTTACAATGGCAAAGGTAGTTAACAATTACAAGAAATTCAAGGTGCTTGAAATAACAAGACAGGAGATGATGGATAAGCTCACCAGATATGGGTGCTTAGGTATTTGCGATATGTGTAACAGACCTACGTCCGTGGGCTATTATGTAGCGGTAATCAATCAATGGATGTGCGAGGACTGTTATAATGATTTCATCAAATCGGTTGACAGGTATGAGGAGGATATGAGAATAGAGAACAGAAATTTTGATAGATTCTGCAATCTATTTAATGTTGAGATAGAAGAAAAGGTATGAAAGAACTGTCTTTAGCCCAGAAAGCTATGTTAAACGGATCCGTATGTCCATATTGCAAGATCCCATCCACTATGATAAATACGGTGGAGGGGAAGCAAGTTGGGTGCGAGAAGTGTAGGGCTTGGATGAGATCCGATCCTTTTGGGAAACCGATGGGGAGGCTGGCTAAGCCGGATCTTCTTAGGAGTATGGATATGGTAATGACTGAGATTAATATATTTGCGTATAGGACAAAACGGGATGTACAGGATATTTACAAAAGCCTATCTGGTGAATTGGATATACCAATAGAACATGTATCCCCATATAAGATGTCTTTGCCATCACTACTTAATACCATGAGATATATTGAAAAGTATGGCGATAATCATATACGGATATATGATAGAACCATGGTAAAGAAGGCTTGCCCTAGGCACGGAGCGGTGGCGATCGGGAGCAACGCCTGCCACGGGTGCCCGGAGTTCCTGTTCCATGTGGTAAACAACACGACCGATACGGTGGTGTGTGATATGGATATGAGCTATGGCGACTGTATAAAGAAGAGAAATAATAAATTTGGTAGATAATATTAATTATATAAAAGATGAAGGTAATTTTTATTCATAAGCCTACTGGATATTATGTAGGAGGGTCGATGTTCGACAAGTCTTATTGCAAGGATAAGATGATAGAGAAAGGAATAAGTAAGGATCGAGCCGAGAAGTTAAGTGATATAATAGGCCCATACGCATGCATATGGGAGGTGGAGAACGGAGATGACCCTTATGAGAGTATGAGATCTAGGCTAAAGGATAAAGCTTCATATCTGGATGGAGAGGATCTTATCATGGAGAATTATGATGATGAGGAGGACGAAGAGGATGGGGAGATCGACTGAATATTACAGAACACATCCGGAAGCCAGAAAGAAGAAGGCTGAGACGGATAAGAAGATCAACGCCAGACCTGAGCAGAAAGCCAAGAGACGGGAGTTGGGTCGTAAGAACTACAAGACCGATAAGTTGAAGGGAAAGGCTTATCGGAAGGGGAAGGACCTATGCCATACAGCTAAGGGGTTAAGATATAAATCAAGATCAGCTAACAGAGGATCTAAATCCGATACGGCTGGCGATAGAAACGCAAGAGGATGAGTGAGGATAGGATATGGAGGTCATCCAAGGAGATTATCATGGATGCCTATGAGAGAATAAGAAAGTATCAGTTGGGAGAGCTTCTCCCGGCTCGTACTGGATACGCTTATCTTGACAAGGCGTTGCTGGGAGGGTTCTACCCACAACATGCGGTGGCTATCGGCGCCAGGCCCGGAGTCGGCAAGTCTTATTTGGCGCAGAAGATCATGAGCAATGTGATGAATGTCAATATCAATCCACAGGCAGATGATTATGTATGGTTAAGATGTGAGTTTGAGATGAACCCAGAAGATTTGATGTTGCGTTCACTATCAAAAAAAATGGGAAAGGATATACAAGATATTCTCCTTAACGAGATGTCTGATGAAGAGATAAAGGAAATGCAGAAATGTCTTAAGGAGGAAAACTCCAGCAGAATAACATACATCCCTAAACCATCAACCGTAGATGAGCTTCAAAACTTTCTGTGGAATGAGTATATGCCAATAAACAAAGATAAAAAAATGGTATTCGTGTCTATAGATCATACGGCCCTGATACAAGGTTCAGGAGATGCCAAAAGGAATATCGACTCGTTGATAACCATGTGCAATATAGCTAAAAGGACTTTTCCTAATATTTTCTTTCTTATAATATCCCAACTCAATCGTGATATCGAAGGACGACGGGATCCAAAAGATCATATGCCAAAGCAATCTGATTTTTATCAATCAGATACATTGGGACAGTTATGTACGGCTATGGTAGCGTTAAATATCCCGAAGAGATACGGGTACTCCTCATACATGCAATTTCCGCAAGGATGGTATCCTAATCTGGAACGTTTTAAAAGTGAATCAAGACGATCCTTCCGTGTGGATGGATTATTATTCCATCATATCGTAAAGGTCCGTCAACGGTCATTAGAGGAGATTGATGCGATACATGTAGATATCATGAAAGGATATGAGCGATATTATCCTGATGGAGGGGTGGTGCGCCAAGAAAGACCGGGAGGCTCGGATGCCCCCGTGGGTAGCGGCAAGCCGGACACGACCGTGGTGACGCTGCCGCCCCCGCCTCCCAGTATCCCGTTGGAGCAACAATATATACCGCCTAGTGATGATTTCAATATAGTACATGACGAAACACCTTATTGACATGAGATTGAGACATAATTACTTGCTTGTAGTGATAAAGGTGCTGGAAATGTTCTTGAAGACCGTATTGTCGGTTGAGGATAAGATGGGGATAAAGGAAATTATATCCTCGTTAAAGGAAATGGCTAAATACAGCATCAGATATATCATAAACCGGGAACGGGAAAAGGAGATCATGAGTATCTGTGATGAGGTATCCAATAAAGTACAGGAGTATAAAAGGATAAATGACAACTCAATGATATTGGAATTGGAGAACCTAAAAAGGGAAGTTGTGGCGGTGGAGGATCTTCTTAGCTCATACAAGGGGGTTCTTGACGCCGAACTGGTGATAGCCGAGGATGATATCAGAATCATACGGGACAAGATCGCTATAAGCCTGAGGGAGGACGGAACATGTAAGAGCATGACTGATGCTGATAAAAGGGCTAGGATGGACGTAAGATACGAGAGGGCGTTAGAGGATTATCGAATCCTTCTAAGATGCGCTAATACGGTTAGGGCTAAGATGTCGGTTGTAGGGCATCTTAACCAATCTATAAATCAATCTATATCAGTTGGTAGAGTTGGTATGGCTAATGAATCTTATACGGTAAAACAGTATGAAAAAGGGAAAGAGATTATCGAAAGCAGACGCCCTTAGGGTGTTGAGAAGAGCTTACGATCTAATAAAGAATGATAATTATACATTTATGTGCAGAGCAATAGAAAAGGCAGCGGTTGAATTATCACTTGCTGAAAGATCATGTGTGGCGTGTTATCTTATACCAGAACTGAAGATGTTCAAACCTGTAAACAGAAAAAATGGAGATTTTTGGTTTCATTCATCAAAGAAAAACATAAGGTTACATATAATAGATACGCTAATAGATATATATAACGGAAATGATCATCCCGATATAGTCGAGAGGGTAGCCAGAAAGATCAGGTCAATATTTTAACTCATTAGCTTATGTATATAAATTTTGAACAGATGATGACATCAGGATTAACGATGTCTGATGTCGGGTATCTTTTGATGATCCGGCAGAAAGAGGAGATGGCTAGCGTCATTCCAAAGGAGAAAATAGATAGTTATAAAGCATCTGGTTATATCGAGCTTCAGAAGAATGGGAAGTGGAAGATAACGCCAAGGGGAGGGTCGCTGCTGATGCTGATAGAGACACCCGGTCTGACACCGGAGGTCGAGGGGATCCGGGACCGTATCGTTGGGGTATATAACGATATGGGTAAGGATACAGGAGCTATCAAGGAGGTGGAGAAAAGGCTTATCTGGTTTGTGGCTAACACCAACTTCAAGGAAGAACCTATAGTAAGGGCTGTAATATCCCATATAGACCTTAAACGTGAATATACGATGAGGTTGGATAACTTGATATGGAAACCGTCAAATGTCTATAGCGTACATATGAGCTTATCGGAATCAACGTTATTCGATACGATCATAAAGATGTATGGCATGACATCCGATCTGTATCTTAGGGAGAATAAGAATAAGGAGCTGGCATGGTTGTTCGCCGTAAGCCGGCTTCCGGATCCCCCCAAGAGGATGGATAAGGAATATACTATTACTGGAGATGTTAAGATGGACATCGAAAGAATATCAAATATAAAAAAAGAATTAGGTAGAAGATTGAAAATGTCGATTTAGTATGGAAAGAAAAGAAGTTGAAAAAGTAGTCAAGGAGGCGATATTCGAGAAGATGGGTGAATTTAATGGTCTTGATCATGCCACTCAGATAATGAACGAGGATAAGCTGGATACGGATATGGCTATGGATTCCCTTGATTTTGTAGAAGTCATAATGGAAGTGGAAAAGAAAACGGGTAAATGTATACCCGATGAGGCACTTGGCGTCAAGCCTTATCACGAATTGACGGTAGGAGAGCTTATAAATATGTTGGATGATTATTTAGAGGATTATGAAAAGAGATGAAATATTGAAGATAGCGAGGAAAGAGATATTCGAGAAAATGCATGAGTTCAATTACATTAATAATATAGAGGTAATTGACGATGTAAGAGAAGAAAGTAATTTGTCATCTGATCTAGCTATGGATCCATTTGATTTATTAGAGGTATTGATGGGGATTGAAGAAAAGATGGATATAAGGATACCGGATGATGTCTTTGGCGATAAATCTGTCGATGAACTAACTGTAGGGATTTTTGTGGATATGTTGTATGATTGGGTTAAGGGTAAATAATGGATTTCGGATATGATGATTGGGAAGAGGGGTTAGAGACCCCTCTTGTTGATGATTGCGATGACGATTATAAAGAGGAGGAAGAATATGATTTCAGTTAAGGAGTTAAGAATAGGCAATATTGTGAAAGATAAGGATGGTAATATATGGAGGATAGGATGTATTACCGGTATGCATAAGGACAAAGGGAGTTTGATTCTCGAACGCAGAATTGATAATGGCACAATAAAGTGGTATACTTCCGAATGTGATGTTTATCCAATAAGCTTGAATGAGAGGATATTGGATTGGATTGGATTTAACGATTATGATAATCATGATTACCGCAATAAAGGGGATATGACAATAACAAAAGATTACGTTTTAAGTATCACACGTTTATGGGGTAACACAGTTGTTAAAATTGATATCAAAGGATTCCATCACCTTCAAAATATAGCATATGATTTATACGAAACATCACTTGATTTAAATATATTCGATGATGACTATCCCGGAGACACATCTCTTGTGTAAGATAATAAATGGAGAGAAGGTTCTCGCCGCATCCTACTCACAGATAGACACGTTTGTTCAGTGTCCGTATAAGTGGTATAAGACTTACGTGGAGGGTCACAGATCCACGGAGAAGCATGAGGCTACGTCATATGGTACGGTTATCCACCAGACGATGGAGTATTTCTTCAAGAACGGATGCAGACCTTCTTATGAGGACATGAGTAAGGCATTTAACTATTACGCCGATATAGAGAAGATACCTTTTGATAGCGTAAAATCTCAGATCGAGTCCATGCAACATGCGGCTAGGTTAATAAGATGGATTGTGGGGTTGTTTGAGAAGGATGCTGCTGGCAACTATAAGAAAATGTGGTCGGATCTTACGCCAATGGAGAAGGTGATCCGGGGGTCGAGACCGGCCGGCGTGGAGGAGGACTTCGTCCTGCCCTATAAGCTACCCAAGCCCCTTACTTTGGATGGCGTGACGTACGATAAGGTACATATCATAGGATCGGTGGACTGGCGTGGAGAGTATAAGACAAAAGACAGGATAGCCATGTATACGATAGACTGGAAGTCCGGGAGAAAGTTATTCGATGAGGATAAGCTGCTTCACAATCTCCAGCATCCGATATACGCCTTCTACATACTGAGAAAGTACAAGGTATTGCCGGATATGTGCAGCTATTTCTTTACCCGCATGCTGGACAATCAGAACGTGAAGGTAGATAAGAAGAAAGTAGAGAGATCGGTCAAGGAGCTTAACGATATTCTCCTTGACATGTATGATTTCGAGACAAATAAAATAGATAGCTATCAAGCTCACGTTTGGGACGACGCCAAACAGGGGTATAAGTACGAGAAGCGCTACCTCATGGGACGCCAGCCGGCCTGCCTTGAACCCCGCCCCAAGCCCTTGTGTTTTTGGTGCGATTTCTCAATCCACAAACAAAACACATGTAGGTATTCATCGGATTGGGATGAGTCAAAAAGAAAGAATAAAAAAGATTAACTTTATTAAAAAGCCTAGGTAAATATCTAGGCTTTAATTATATTTGTGTCAATAAATAAATGATTATGGATAAAAACGAAAGAGAAAAACAGGTATTGGATCTTCTGATGTCTAGAAAGGATATCAGGAAATTGGTAGAGAAATCAAATGAATGTTATTCTAAGATGGATTTCGTTGGCGCCATGAAATACCGGCAAGAGATAAAGGATATCGTAGATCGAGAATCTAAAATCATGTTGACAAAAAGTGAGTCTTTGATAGGCTTGATGAATAATGCTGATAATGAATATAAATTCAATATGCTGGTATGGCTACATTCCATGATGTGTATGGCGGATGTATTTAACGGGATATTGGAGGATTTCAAGGATGGGGTAAGAAAAGCCAATGGCAACTCCAAGTTCGTTAAGTTTGATAATCTGGATCGGTTAATGGCAGAATGTAAGAAGGAGATTGATTACCTGATGAAAGGCACAAGTAAATCGTTCCAGATATCTTTTGCCGTAAGAAGCGATGAGCTAAGGGAGATGATAGAGAATATGGTTGGCGACAATATCCGGGAAGGGTATGATATGTTTAAGGAAGAGGCTAAGATGACCAAGGAGACAGACAGGAGCAAGATAGAGGAATTTAATAAAAAGCTTGACCATGATCAAATGTAATATAAAGCTAGGCGATATAGTCCATACCCAGATAGGAGTAGGAGAGGTGATAGCCATAAGCAAGACCAAAGAGACTTTGATGGTGAAGATGGATGATGGTCGGGAATGCCCTATAAGACTAGAGTACATAAAAGACGTTTTTGATAACTACAAATCCAAATGATTTACAAATTAAGACCATATCAAGAGGAGTGTGTTAAAAGTATCTCCGATTACATAAATTCTGATAGACATGATCCGGTATTGATCGTAGGTCCTGTAGGTTGCGGTAAGTCACTGCTGATAGCAGAGGCGGCTAGATTGATGGGAGATAAGACGCTGATTTTACAACCATCAAAAGAATTGCTGCAACAGAACCACAACAAGATAACGTCGTATGGCATACCGGCTACCATCTACTCCGCTTCCTGTGGAAAGAAAGAGCTGTCTAACATGATATACGCCACGTTAGGGTCTATCAAGAAGGTTGTTGGTCAGCTTAAGGAGATGGGGATCAGGAACGTGTTGATAGATGAGGCTCATGCCGGGTATAGCCCGGAGGACGGCAGTGAGTTCATGACATTCATGAATGAACTGAAACCGAAAAAGGTGATAGGGTTTACCGCTACACCATGCAGGCTTAAAACGATGTCGATAGGGCAGGTGTCATATTCCCAGCTTAATTTCATCACTCGTATGAGACCGGTATATTTCAAGAACCTAATCCATGTCATACAGGTGGAGGAGATGATAAGGCAAGGATTTTGGACACCTCTTAAATATGAGACATGGGATTTCAATGGAGATGCCCTTAAACTTAATTCTAACGGCTCCGAATATACGGCCGAGTCTATTAGTGAGGCGGTGAGAAAAAACGGCTTAAACAACCTTATTTTACGTCGGTTGATGGTATTAAAAGACGTATGCAGATCTATACTGGTGTTTATGGATTCTGTTGAGAGCTGCAATACCGCCGCCGAATGGATGAACGCAAAGATATGCGCTGGCATGGCGGAAGTGGTTCACGGAGGCACGCCAAAGAAACAGCGGGAGGCTATAGTCGAGGGGTTCAAGTCAGGTAAGACGAAGGTAGTGTTCAACTATTCCGCCCTCGGTACGGGATTCGATCATCCGGGTCTGGATTGCGTGATAGTAGGAAGGCCGACATTCTCGTTCTCGTCGTTTTATCAGTGGCTTGGAAGGGCAGTCCGTATAAAAGACGGAAAGGATAGTGCTTTGGTCGTTGATTGTTGTAACAACTCGTCAAGGTTCGGTGATATAAGGAAACTTAGTATAGAGAACTACAAGGGGTATGGATGGGGAATGTTTATCGGCGATAAGCTAATAACTAATATCCCGATGGGGGATAAGGTAACGAAAACAGATCTGGATATCAAAGCCGCCAAGAAAGATCGTAGGAGGGGGCTGGCGCAGGGCGTAACCGCCGCCCCTGTTCCCGGAAGGCCGGATCATCCCCTTGGATCTACGGTGATGACATTCGGCAAGTATTGTGGATGGATGTTTCATTCGATTCCAGTATCGTATTTCAAATTCATAAACGAGACATTTGACTGGGATAATGACAGGAACAAGGATATAAAAGAATACATAGATTTTTTAATCAAAAACAACAGATTATGACAGGATGTATATATCATGAGGCTGATCTTGACGGAGTAATGTCAGCGGCTATAGTAAAAAAGTATTTCAAAGGGGACATTGATCTTCTTCCTTACAATTACGGCAAGGAAATACCTGACGTGAATAAATATGATAAGGTGTTTGTAGTTGACGTGTCATTTGGCGATAGAACGAGATTCTTATTCGACGAATGGGAAGACAAGGGGATAGATGTCACATGGATAGACCACCATAAGACGGCGATAGAAGCTGTGAAGGACTATAATGTCAAAGGCAAAAGACGTATCGGAACGGCGGCTTGTGAGCTTACGTGGGAATATCTTTTCGATGATATCGAAACCCCTGACGTGGTAAAATTATTGAGCGCTTATGATGTATGGGATCATGATCGCTTCGAATGGAGTGACGTTCTTTCATTCCAATATGGGATGAGAGGGTATTGCGGGCTTGACGTTGACATGGTCAGGGAGGTGCTAAACAAGGCGAATGGCGAGTTTGTTTCTGATATGATAAGAAATGGCGAGGCCATAATAGAATATATCATCGAGAAAAACAGAGGAGAAATGAAGATGTTCTCATTCGAGGCAGATATATTTGGATACAAGGCGATATGTATGAATACTACGGAGTTTAACTCCACCACATTCGAGTCTATGTACGATCCTAGAAAACATGATTTGATGATGCCATTTTGCTGGAACGGCAGATTCTTCAGATGCTCGTTCTATACCACCAAGAAGGAGGTGGATGTCTCGGCGCTGGCACGCAAGGCCAACCCATGTGGAGGAGGCCATAAGGCGGCTGCCGGATTCCAGCTTAGCGTGGAGGATATGATGGAGTTCTTAAAAAGTAAGGAGATGTGATATGATATGGATATTGTTTATTGTGGCGATAATCATATTATCCATAATTGTAATGATGAAGGGTTGGGATAAACTACATTGCAGCATGTTCTACGAGGGACTAATTATGGCAGTTGTAGGGGTAATGTCAATGGGGGCATCGATGTTTTATATGGATAAAGAAAATATGGAGGATATGAAAAACGTATATAAGTTCAAAAAACTTAGCAAAATGAAGCTAGACGATTACGGCTTCGGTTTGTTCGAGTACAATGGTGCTCTTTATTTCAAGGAGGCAGATGAAGGAAAATGCTTTGATGTAAGGAGCGGGGATGAGGTTATTATCGGGAAAGATAAGATTATAATGACTTTGGAGGATTAATATGAGGAAACTTGACGACACCAACAGGACAAGAAAGAAAAACGTACGACACTCGTGGGTAAAGGCGGGACCGGGGATCCAACGCTGCGCTATTTGCGGAATTACGAAGCAAAGCGAGTGGAGGGACGGGAAGACATCGCATTGCGTATATCTATCATCTGGTGAGCTTTATTCCATAACAGGTGAGACACCGGAATGTAGGGATCTTAGCGAATTTTATTAATCTAAAACATGAAAATATGACATGGTATGATACTTACGAGGAAATAAAGACCAAATATCCGGATACTGTTTTTGAGGAATATTGGTTAACGAAAGATGATGCTGATAAACTAAGGAATCATGAATCAGTTAAAAAGGGATGGGTTACAATTGAAAATAATCCTGATACAAGCGGTTTTATTATATCTAGTGACAAATGTGTTATCAATGGCTTTAAAGCAGAAAAGAATGATGGGGATGAGCGAAGCATATTGCTGCATATTGGAATACTGTCTCCTTTTAATGATGATCCAGTAATAATAATAAAACAAAAAGAAATTTAAAATGAAAGAGGAATTTGGTAAATACGAAAAGGTTGTTTATGACGGTGAGGTATTTGAGGTACTTGAAACCGCCGATCGTACAGGAATGATGAAATTAGGCCCATTATTTAAAGCATCATATGAATATGCTTGGGCTGACGAGGAAATGGTTGTATCATTAAACAGGGCTATTAAATTAAGGCTTATTGATGAGGAAGAGGTTGATAAGCTTACGGATTATAGCTCTATCGGCGAGGGTCTATGTAATACAAATGAGTGGGAAGCGACAGATACGCCGTTCGTCGGAAAGGACGGCAGCGGCAAGAATGACCGGGCCGACGGTAAACTCCGGTGGGATCTCCTTCCTTTGGCTGAGATAGAGGACATCGTGAGGGTATATACGGAAGGTGCCAAGAAGTACGCTGATAACTCATGGCAAGATATACCTGATGGGTTCAATCGTTATCTAGGTGCACTCATGAGACACTTGGTTGCTTATACGAAAGGGGAGAGATATGATAAGGAGGGATTCATGCATCTATCCGCCGTATGCTGGAACGCCATAGCGTTATTATATTACGATAAACATAACAAAGGGTTAATAGAATGGAAGGATCAGGAGAAATAATAGTAGACGAGAAATTAAAAGCTATTGACAAAAGGACTGGTAGGTACATTAATGTGATCGCACGTACTATTGACAATGGTACTTCATTCCCGATAGTTAAGTACCTTGATAAGAATCGTAAGGAGCTGAATTATGATTGTGTAAGGCATCTTAATTTTGATATAGACATAGATTGGGAGTTGAGAAGATATCAGATCGTAAAAGATTTATTGTCCAACGATTTCGATGGGAGGAGGTTGAGTGTAGATGAGGTAGATAACGCTATATTTACAGCGGATTTAATTATTAACAAATTAAAAACTATTTAAAAATGGTAAGAATTGATTTTTTCACGAAGAAAGACGCTGAGTACAGCGATTACATGCGATATATTATCGCCAACACATTACAGGAGTATGAGGGTGAGGTCACGTTAAACCAGATCCCGGAGAACAAAGCCACGGATGAGGAGATATCCAAGTACGGTATAGAGGTATATCCTACTATCATCGTCAGCGGAGATAACATGGATGGCTTTAATAAACTTGAGGGGATGGCCAGAAAAGCTGATCTTATTAACGTCATGTCGTTATACGACAAGAAATAGGCTTATGACGATAAGGGATAAATATTTTGGTTGGAAAGATATATTCTTTGACAGGTTCGTGCATTGTTGTAATGAAAAAAGTGACCAACCACAAGGAAGTAATATACCTCTAGCCAAAATAAACTTCGATAACAAGACAGGATATGTGGAGGACGGGACTATTAATATAGCCGAGCTTCTTCAATATCTTTGGATAAATAATAAGGTCTATAGGTGTGAATATGCACCCATAGATATATCCTCTGTCTTGCAAACATTGATTAGATTGACCGAGAACGCTAAGTTCATATTTGACGACCAACCCGGCATACATGATATGATCCCATATAGAGGTTTTTTTCTTAGAGATGATTTTTTACCCGGGAAAGATTATTCGCTTGATTTGGATAAAATAGTGAGCGGGATGGGAGGATGGTCTGGAGAGGATGAGGACCCATGTTACTCGATGTTCGTCAGTCAAGATCAGATATGGAACTTGAACCCGATATTGAAGGTATTAGCTGATGAGGGATCTATTCTAGCCAAGGAACTTGGGTATGATATGAACTCATATGTCAGCGATAATGGATACACGATATACAACCCCTACCTCTCGTGGATTAATCATTACTATCATTATTGCCCGACATTTAATGAGGATAAACTGAAACCTTGGGATAGGGTGGAAGACAGAAAGAATAAATTCAAGATGACGGATAAGGTTAAGAGAGGCGCCAATAATTGGTATTATTCAGGCGGGACTATATCTTGTGTGGATAATTTCTTGGGGAAAGAATACAGGAAAAATCTCCGAACCTTCATATATCGTGGAATAGTATTCTTTTTAGATCGGATATGGCATACACCATTGTTTGAGAAGATGGGCGTGAAAATGAAATACAACGCTTATTATTGTTATGCCGCTACTTCCGGGATATGGTATGATAAGGGATTCAAGGAAAGACTAGCCAAGAGGTTTAACAAGTCGCTGGGCGGCGACGGGGAACTGTTCGGGGCTAACCTAGCCTGCATGGTATGTGACCGTAAGGATATCGATTGGGAGGCGCTTCGTCTTTGGCTTGACAAATACGATGATCCTACTGATAAGGGCATGGTGAATAGCCCTATTCAATTTATGTATTTATATTTATATTACACTTTTAACAAATAATTTGAAATGAAGAAGATAAATAACTGGATTATAAGAACATTTGGGTTGAGAGGCTCATGGAGCTGGGCTAAGAAACAGATGTTAAATGGAGCGATCATTAAACGTAAGGCTACTACAGGGACATACAAAATAGCTATTGATGATGACAAGAATAGGTTACTTGTAGCCACATGGGATCATCTAGATCAAAGTCCTGTATGGGAAAGGTGCCCGCATAGTTTATTAGATGAAGATGCGGTTGATTATTTTGTCACAGCTCATAAGGAATTATCATATGGAGGCATAAAGATCAGGATGAAAGATGAATTTAATTGTAACGATAAAATATCGAAAGTATGAAAAAGATTACTGATAAAGACGTAGAGCGCCTTAAGGCCGGGAAGAAGATAACAAAAGGATTTATCCATATGCAATTAGATGATAAGGGAAGATTGAACTTGTGGAGTGATATCAACATAACTGACAATTATAGAAGTCTTAAGATAGACGCTAACAAATTGTTTGATCATGGGATTCTTTCAGAGGAATATGATAAATTGAGAGTTATAAATATAGGACAACAGGGACGAAGGTAATGAAAGTGCATATTATTAATCATCGCTGCGGTGACGATGAAATAGAAGTTAAAAATGGCATACGAGTTTTTGATTGGGTTGGGAATGAGTTTATTATCAATCTAAATAATTTTGGGGAACTGGAAATAAATGGATTGAATGAAGGTTTATGCATTATACCTCAATACGGGAACCAAATTGTCATAAAGAAACAGATTTAAAGCAACGCATGACGCTATGGACTGGGAATTTAAGATTGAAAACATTGAATCATAATTTAATTTAATAGACATGGAGACTAAAATATGCAAGAAATGTGGTAAAGAATTACCAGTAGATAAATTCTATAAGAACAAATCACAAAAGGATGGGTTTGGATACTACTGTAAGGATTGTGTAAATGCCTACAAATCGTCCAAAAAAGCCAATGCAGATGGGGGGGGGTAAATTAACGAAAGTGTTTACCAATCCAGATCTAGCCAAATTCAAACCTAGAGAACTTATCGAAGAACTAAAAGCTAGAGGTTACAAAGGCACGCTCACCTATGAGCAGGTAATAACATTATAATATAATTTAAAAGATGGCAAAGAAACAGTTAAAGATCCCGTTTAAAGACGGGAGACCATGTAAATGGGTTAAGGATGTTCATGATGAAGAACGTGATAATTATGAGTTTGACGAATGCCTTGAGATACACGGATTCGTTCGTGGACGCTCTTCGGCTGTAATGATATTAAGACCGGCAAATGATCATGGGGAGGATTTTAATTATGCCAAAAGTGTCTATTACCAAGTATTCTTGACAGACAGTAAGGAAGTAATACAGAATATGATGCATGGAATCATATATGGTAAATGGACTTTTGTTAAGAGAGGCGAAAATTTTGGCATTAAATTGATTAAGGTCTTACCTAAGATACATAAAATATCCCTTGATATGATCGCAAAGGATATTTTTAGGTCTGAGAATAAATGAACAATATGAAAGTATTATCATTATTTGATGGGATATCATGTGGGTATTTAGCATTACAAAGAGCCGGTATACCTATAGAGACTTACTACGCCTCGGAGATAGACAAGACATGTATAAAGGTAAGTCAAAAACATTTTCCTAATATTATTCAATTAGGGGATGTTAATAACTGGAGAACATGGGATATCCCTTGGAAAGACATAGATCTGGTCATGGGAGGGTTCTGTTGCCAGAGCTTCTCTAGCTCAGGTAAGGGTAAGGGATTCATGGACGCTCGTGGAAGGCTTTTCTTTTGCTTCTCGGACATCGTAAAGCATTTAAGGAAGGAGACCAAAGGTAAGGTCCTGTTCTTGGGCGAGAACGTCCGGATGCGGGATGAGCACCGCTGGGTGATTACCGAGGAGCTTGGCGTGGAGCCGGTGGAGATCGATAGCGCCTTGGTCTCGGCACAGACCCGGCATCGCCTTTATTGGTGTAATTGGCCGGTAGAAATGCCGAAAGACAAGCATATATCATTGGATGATATTCTAGAGCATGACAAGGGTTGGAATCCGGGAGCCATAAGGGGGAAATATATAGGGACCATTGTCGGTAGAAGGATAGGAGATGACGGGTATCGAAAGGATTGTGACATGGGCATAAAAATAACGCAATGTCTGGAGATAAGAAAAGATAAGAATACCACTCCCATCAAGAAAAGTAATTGCCTGACAACGGTTATGAAAGATAACGTAATCTCATCGTTACCTCCCGGAAGATATCCTAATGCCTTTGACATGAAAGACAAATTCAGATACCTGATCCCGGTGGAGATATGTAGGCTACAGACATTGCCGGATGATTACCTTGATGGGATAGCCCCGAATACGGCCATGTCTTTAGCTGGAAACGGATGGACAGTGGATGTGATAGCCCATTTGCTAAGAAGCATAGAGCGTAAGCAGATGAATGATATTGTAAAGGAGTTTCGCAAGATCACTGATGAGCTTATGTTCGGATCATCAGAAACGGGTACTAATGTGACATGTGATAAACATGAGCAAAATGAAGCCATACGGAAGAGTCAAAACAGTTAAGGGGTCTTCATGGAAAAAGGATATACATCCACCAAAAGGACACAAGAATTGGTGGGAGGATATATGTGATCCTATATCTAGAAGTATTATGAAATTAAATTTCAAAAAGGAAATAAACAATCAAATTTGGTATGAGCAAAAGCAGGGAAATGATTAAACAGGAATTAAATTTATCAGATCAAGAATATAACTTTCTTGAAAAATATCAATCTATGAAATTATCACAGAGGTTTGGTAATGTTTTCGATAGATTAAAAAATGATAAGTCTAAAGCAATTTACACTCATGATGGGTCAATACAGTTGTTTTATATACAAGGTAAAAGAGTAGATAAAGAAGAATGGGATAAACTTCATAGATCATGATAATTACTAAAAAATGGTCAATGCCGAATAAAGAGACATTCAGCATAAGACCGATAAGGGAACTTATAGACAAATATCGAGAAGAGGGGATGGTTATAGTGGATCCGTTCGCCAGAAACAGCGATATAGGGACGATCACCAACGATCTTGACCCTGAGACTAAGGCTATATATCATAAAGATGCCACGGACTTCCTGAGTGATCTTGGCGATAATATAGCTGATATGGTATTATATGATCCACCATATTCCGCAAGACAGGTGTCCGAGTCATATAAAAGGCTTGGAGAATCTGTTAATATGCAAACAACACAATCTAATTATTGGACTAGACAGAAGAAGGAGATAGCTAGGATCACCAAGAAAGGAGGGGTGGTCATTACCTGCGCGTGGAACTCCGGCGGTATAGGGGCCGGTCTTGGTTTCGAGCAGCAGGAGATTCTTCTCGTGGCTCATGGGGGATGGCATAATGATACGATAGTTACAGTAGAAAGGAAAATGAAATTATGAAGGAACGGATTTTTACCACAAAAGAACAGGGAAGAGTGCTGGTCGAGGCCGGCCTCCCTATCTCCACCGCCATCGGCTTCAGAGACAAGTACCTTGACTCATTGCATTCTATGGAGGATGACGCTGGTCGTATAGGACTGATCGAGGCCGTTACCCCGGATATATCCAACCCTGTTTGGGATGTAGGGACGTTACTGAATTTACTCCCATATGAGATAGAGGGTTGTACATTCGAATGTTATAAGCTAGAACATGCATGGTCTGTAACGTATAGAGATATAGATGAGATCCCTATATATTGGAGTAGCGAGAAACTTCTTGTAGACACATTGTTTTCGATGATGATGGAATTACTTAAACATAAGATTATATGAGCATAAAGCAAATAACAAAATTAAGGTACAAAACGAAAGATAAGCCTCCTATAGAAGGGGTTCCTCTTTTAGGATACAACAAAAAATATAGCTGCCCGTGGGAAGTAATGTACAGGAGAGGGGATAAGTACTACACCTGCATGAAGTATGATGCTGAATTTGAAACATATCCACCGGAAGAATATGAATATTTATATCCATGAAAATATGAAACAAGTAACAAGAATAAGATACAAAACAGAGGATAATCCGCCTATGGCTAATGTCCCTCTTATAGGATACAGCAAAAAATATGACTGTTGGGTAGCGTTAGTATACAGAAAAGGGGATAACTATTACACCAATATGGAGTGCGATGTTGAATATAAGACATCTCCTCCAGATGAGTACGAATACGTATATCCGTGAGAACTAGAAGGAATATATTTATATTTAAGCATGATTAATATTATTTTAATATTATTCATGCTTTTATTTTTGTTTAAATCGTATGTTTGTATCAACATTAAAAACCTGATTATTATGGATGAAAACAAACAAAAAGTCAATGAGCTAACGATGAGGACGCTGGGTTCTCATTATGGCGGATATACCTATGTAAAGGTAAAAAATCGTCAAACTTATGTAACGATAGATTGGAAGTTGTTGAGGGCTATAGAAAAAGGAGAGGTGGAGATAGACAACGAGAAATACCATCTATCCGGAATAGAGTACGTAGCTAAAAGATGTCAGGACATGTTTTACGTTGGTCGTGATATTTATTATTTCAAGGGTATGGGAGAAAGAGGAATAACCAATCTTCTTAGAAACGCTATAGATGATTTGCTAGATACCATAAGCAGCAGGGAGACTTATCGTAGCGCAGAGCACAGGGTGTACGCCCAAATGAATAAACTTACGGAAGCGGGAGCCATGATCAGCTTGGCTATAGAATTACTAACATCTAATATCCGTCATAGTTATGGAGAAATTAATTTTGAACGATATCCAAGACCTGTGGAGGTGGAGGGAGAAGATAAACATTGATGACTTTAGAGAGGAGCCTATGGCTGAGGATATGCCACTCTATTTCCCATGCGCTGTTATTTGGCATGTTGATTATGGGGAGCATGACGCTGATAATTATATATGTTATGGATTTGTTTATGTAGCAGAAATATTAGGGATATGAGTGTTAAGAGACAGATATTTATTAATAACAAAGGCATTGATGTGAAGATAGCTAATAATACGACATTTGATTTCGATTTCAATGTTGACAAGAATATTCTTGAAAAAATAAAAGCAAAGAAGGAGAGCAATAAACTAAATACAAAAGATTGGACGCTGTTCTCACTTGTGGTTTTGTTTATTTTTGCGATGGGAGTTGTAAGTGGATGGTTTATATTTAATTGATTAAATCATGGGTAATTTAAAAGACATACAAGATATAACCGGTCTTACGTCAGAAGCTATATTCAATATACGTAAACCTGTTGATTATATGTGCAGTGATATAGACAGTCATATAAAAGATATCAGAACACAATGTGATTATATTATGGATGGGGACGAGGAGGATGTTAAATATTATTCAAAATCAATCAAATCAGACGTAGATTCTTATTTCGAGGATATACGGTCAAAGGTCGAGAATCTCCGTGATTGGGGAGAGCAGTGGAAAGCATTGGCTAAAGACTTGTTTAATGAGTTGCTGGAAATAGATAGCGATAATACTATAGACAGCTATCTGTCTTATAAGGCATTGGAGAAGATTAAGGAACATTTAAAAAATCAATAGATATGAGCAAATTGCTATTTTTCGATTTAGAGACAACCGGTGTTAAGTTCTGGAGAAACGGGATACACCAAATAGGAGGGATCGTGGATATCGACGGGCAGGAGGTCGAGAGGTTCGACATCCGCCTAGCCCCGAACCCTGCCGCCACGATAGAGCAGGAGGCGCTGGACGTGGCTGGCGTTACCTTGGAGCAAGTGCAGTCGTATCAGCCTATGGAAGAAGGGTATAGGCAGTTAGTTGGTATATTATCCAAATACGTGAATAAGTTCGACAAGAGGGATAAAATGTATTTGGTGGGGTATAACAACGCCGGATTCGACAACAACTTCCTACGGGCTTTATTTACCCAATGTGGGGATAAGTATTTCGGATCATGGTTCTATCCTAACTGCATGGATGTATATGTTATGGTGACACCGTTCCTGATGGGCGTAAGAAACGATATGGAGAACTTTAAGTTGATGACCGTAGCCAGAACTATGGGTATTGAGATCGACGAGAATAAGCTTCATGACGCTACTTACGATATTGAGCTGACTAGGGATATTTTCTATCGTATAATCGGTAAAATGGATGTTAAGTTATGAGAAGTATCTTAGAGGCGATGCATGATTATCCGGATGAGGCTCTTGGGCTATTCTTCTTTTTGATAGTGGTCTTCTGGCTATTGTCAGGCATATTCGAGAAAAAAGATGGATGATAAACTCGATAAGATACTGGATCTCCTAAGATCTCAAAATGAAATGATCAAGGATATTCACGACTATGTGAAAGAAGTTACCAGCGAGAAGTATATAGGAGAATCTAGGATGACCAGCTTCTCTATTAACTTGGCCGCTGATATACTTACCGAAGCCATTAGCCCTAAGATAAAGGAGATGATGGTGAATTTATTAAGGGAACAGGGATGGAAAACTGAGTGAAATATGGGGACTTACGATAAGAAGGTAAATCAATTAAAGGATTTGATGAAAAGGAAATACAAATCCGTTTATGACAAATCCAAGGAAATAGATATAGATATAAGCTCGATGACATATCTTCCGAAGCCGGATGTATTCGATGTTATGTATGCTGAGCATATGTCCGTTATTCTTGATCGGGTTAATAAGATCATAGATGATAACAAGGATAAGCTTAAGAATCCGACTTGCGCTACTTGCGTACATCTACATGATCAGGAGTGGGCGAAAAGATACGGGAAAGTATGTTGCTCCGTTTGGCAAGTGTGCGACCATTATATAAACCCTAATAGAAAATATAATAGGGAGCAAAAGACTTATGCGAGACGGCCAAGCAATAAGGCTTGTCCTAATTATGAGTATGGTGATGATAATTTTGAAAACAGAAGAAGATGTATAGAAGAAAAGAATACCCAATAAAGAGCTATGTGCCGATGCGCACCAACAAGGATAGGACGTGTATCTGCTGTGGTGATACGATCCCAGCCGGCAGCAGCAGGATGATACCTAGACACGCTAAGGCAAATCACGGTCTATGTTTCCCGTGCTTCAGGAAATGGAGAGATACCGGAGGAGATCTTAAGCTTATGAACAACCCACGAGATGCGAAGAAAGAATATGTCATACATATGTCTAATATCCTGAAAGGGAATTGTGATATAATAAAAGGTCGAAAGCTTTACGTGGCTTTTAAAAAGGCGATAAACGGCGGAAAGAAGATCGTTATCAAATTTGACACTGATCAACCGATATCTATGTCAACAAGAGTCATGAATCCTTCATTCGGGGAGATTATGGATGAGTACGGCAAGGACATATTCCAAGGTAATCTCAAACTGGTAGATGTCCCAAAAGGAGTTAAAGACTTGATAGTTAACTATATAGAAAAATATCGTAAATTATGAATATAAAAACATTTATATACATGATCCTGACATTCAGGAGAGTAGATCCTATACCTAAGAATATAGGTCTTATGTTAAGTACAACGTTCTGGATATCTATAGTATGGATAATATCCAACTTTACCATATTGATAATGAGATTAACAAAGTAGACGAAATGAAAGAAGGTGATGTGATATACAAGAATGGCGTGGAGCTGCTTGTAGTATTAAGCTACGACCATAATGAGCCATGTAAGGGTTGCTTCTTCTACGAGGATAAGGCGTGCGTATCAGAAAGACTGATAAAATGCTGGGATTGCAAAAAGGAATATATATTCACGGCTATACGTAAATATAATACGACTGAACTGTGCGGAATAGTAAAAAGATATGAGGAGACGTATAAGATAATACTTAAAACAATCAAGAAGATTGAGAAAGAATGTCAAAAATATGTTATCTGGGATACTGTGCATGTGATGTTGAAAGATGATGGAGAGCTTATTATAAAAGCCTTATCCAAGGATAAGTCCGTGCTTTTAAATGATTTCATTATATACATCAACAATAATGGGAGTATAGACGAAGAGGACTATGATCTATTATTAACTAAATAATTGATAGTACAAATGGACAAATCAAACAAAATAGAGAATCTAGCAAACAAGTATGTTGAAAGGCATATAAGAGATAGACATCTAAGCGATGATACGATAAAAGAAATAAAAATAGCTTATATTATGATTATAAAAGATTTTATAGCTATTGTCGATAAATCTACATCAATGAATGAAGATGATATAATATACGTCGTTAACAACATATCATCAATATTATATGAACCTGTAGAAATCTCTAATACCGATAAAAAAATATTGGAGATAGGGATAGCGCTAGGCCTAAAGAGCGCCATATCATGTATATTTGGTTCATTATTAAAAGATGACTGCAATATAAAAGATGAGATAATTGATATATCTAAACATATAAAAGAAAAATTAATATCAGATAATCATGGATAATAAACAACTTTATAAAATAACGTTGACAAGGGAACAGCTAATGCTGATATCCCAATGCGTGGAAGACATCAGTAGATTCGCCGCTGGCGACATAGACCTACAACATACGACAGATACGTTGATAAATGATATGGATGGAGCGGAAACGCTGGGGATAAGAAGCTTTATAATCAATAACTCACGAGCGATAAGAAGAAGACTGTTCCCTGATCTTGGGGATTATGAGCATATAGGATATGATGGGGGTAGTAAGGATAAGATAAATAGGAAGAGACTTATCGGTAACACCTACCAGATATATAGGTCGATATTACATCAGTTGGCCATTGACGAGAACTGGAATAACGTGTATAGTAATATCACGTTGCCTTCAGGTGATATGGGAACAATTAAAGTGGAGAGGGTTGATGATGAACGGGAAAGTAAGGGCGTTTAACGGGGATATGGGTATGGCGATGTCCGTATTCAAGGATATGGTAGGGAAGGTAAGATTTGTTTTTGCCGACCCTCCTTATAAGATAACCCAGGCAAGATACGACAAGAAGGGATTTGATTATAAGGCGATGTGGGAGGTAATCCAAAAAATGCTGTGTCCGTACGGGGTGGTAGCCGTCACCTGTTCACTCACGGCGGCGGTCGAGATCATGAGGGTCGCCCCAGCGGGATGGTACCGGTACGACCTTGTTTGGCATAAGACTACCCCTACCGGTTTTCTTAACGCCAAGAAATATCCATTAAGAAATCATGAGTTGATACTTATCTTCTCACCTATGCCACTTGGGAAGCATACATATAATCCCCAAAAGACTTATGGTCATGTCAGGAAAGTATCCAAGGCCTCCAGTAAAGTGGGATGCAAGGAAACGGAATTATATGGCAAAGCCGGTCTCACTACATACGATAGCACGGAGAGATACCAGCTATCGGTCATGACATTTAAGACAGACAGGCAAAAATCAGCCATCCATCCCAACCAGAAGCCGGTGGAGTTACTAAGATACTTGATACGAACATACACGAATCCGGGAGATGCGGTAATGGATCCGGTAGCCGGGAGCGGAACGACAGGGATAGCGGCTTACGAGGAGGGAAGGGACTCCCTGCTTGTGGAGATAGACCGTCAATTCTTTGATGAGATGATAAACAGATTTAATAACAATAACATTAAAATAGATAGAATATGAATAAGATTGAAGAACTGGAAAATAAGTTGAAGGAAGAAAAAAACAAGATGCAGGCTAATCTAAAAGAGAACTATAAATGGGTCGTTGGGAAATACGTCAAATTCGATGAATATTCTATAATGAGAATAGATAATCTACGTTATATTCCTATAAATACCGTAGAAGATTATTATAAAAATGAGCTAGATCCAAATGAAGCTATTTACGTAGATGGCCCTGTGGCTCATTATAATGTAGAGGACAATTATTATTCTTTGGCAAAACATAAAAACATACAGATAAAGATAAGAAATATAATAGAGCCTGATGGTGAATTTGAGAATCTGGTAGAACGGTTGTTTAATGAGGCAAAAAAGAACTTACTATGAGCTTGTTTGTATGCGCTAAATGCGGCTGTATCGATAATACCGCTACGTCTAGTTACTGGATGTTGACAAACGAGTATATGGTGGACAAATTCGAGTATGCCAAGGAGCTACAGCCGTACAAGGGCATGGGGCTGTGCAGCGAATGCGGGAGGCTGGCTACCAGCCCTGACGGCCGTGATGTCGTGGTACCCGGTAAATGGCACGGGAAGTTCCCGAAGGAGAAAGCTACCGAAGAGCAGTTAAAGAAAATAGGATATAAAAATTTGATAAGATGAATAAGACGAATAAGGTAAGAAAGGGAGAAGTTAGAATATACGGAGGAAAGACATACGTGGCTATTCCGGAGATAAAAGAAGATCATTGTGCAGGATGTTGTTTTTATAACGAGGGATGTTGTTCAATACGTGACTTTGATCATATCGATTTCCCTGATTGCCATAATAGCGGTATGATCTGGATGCAAAAAGAAATTAATATGAGCGATATCAAAGAAAAGGCTATCAAATTAGCCATAGATGCCATGAAGCCCATACCGATATGCTCATCACCATGCTACAGTATAAGTGATAACAGATCGCCGGAGGAAAAGCATGAGGAGGAGATGAGGTTTTGTAAGGATCTTAACGACCTTAGATGTGAGATGCTTATTGACATGGCCAAGAAAATAGAGGAGTATTTATTATAAGAGGTGATATGAGAAAAATAATAGGAATAGATTTCGATGGGACACTGATTGAAACATTGTCAGGAGATACATTCCCTAAAGGTATATGGGATATGAAAATCAAACTCTACGTATTTGAGGCTATCAAAAATTACGCTCCTGATGATATACTAATCATATCAAATCAGGGAGGTATAGAAAAAGGCTTCGTAGACAAAGAGATGTTTGAATATAAATTCGATTATATATCAAGCGCATTGGAGGATTATACCAATATATCCGTATACAACTTTTATTGCGACAACAATGATAAAGATAACATCAATAGGAAACCAAATACGGGGATGATAGACCAGTATATGGATTATATCAAATTCATAAATGATAATGTAGATGAGGAAAATAAGATCATATACGATACTATCATGATGATCGGGGACGCTTCCGGAAAAGAAGGGCAGTTCTCCGACTCCGATAAGAAGACGGCGGAAAACTTCGGGTGTGAGTATATGGATGTGGATGATTTTGTGTATAAATATAATAACCGATAACGAAAATAAGAAGGATAGGATGATAATCGCCTATCCTTCTCTTATTATGTAAATCCATTTTTGGATTACATTAATTATCAATGGTATAACTATTTATTTATACTCATCTTTCTTTCCTTGTTATCAAACATTCCACGCAAAATGCAGTTATCGTATATACAATTGTTGATCTTCCCTCAGTAGGGTTTTTACCATTTTGGGTAAAAACTTTATAATCAATATCTTTAGTGAACCTATTATCGCCAGTAAGCGCTCTAATAGCCTTGCCTTTATCAGAATAATCGCAGTGAGGGGCATCATATCGTGAACCGACCATATTTCTCAAAAACGCTCCTTTTTTTTCTTGACAATTCTTCCAGTTTAACAAATCCCTTTAATGTTATCATAACAGTCACGGCCTTAGCCTCCCAATATTCATCACCAGGATCAGATCCATATGTAACTAATCCAGAATTACGAGCGGACTGATATGCCTCTATCCTACCTCTCTCATTCCTAAAAACATATTTTAATTCCTGTAATAACGGATACATGTTCTTAATCCCGATATAATAGCCAAATTGCTCAAAATATTTTGATGATTCACGGATAAGGACACCTTCTCTTGGAATAGACCTTTTAAACATATCAATTACCGGTTCATTCTCCTTTATCGTATCTATAGCCGTATTTAATTCGGCTTGGACAATCTTCTTTTCCTCCTCGACCTTGTTCTTGGCTTCTAGTGCCAACATAGCTTCCTTCTCGGCCTTAACCTTGGCCTCATACTCATCAGCCCATGCCCTTGCGGCTTCCGCTGGATTGGAAAAGTCGGGAATACGCAAATGACTTACTTGATCATTATTCGACTTTTCCAACTTCTTTAATTCTTTTTCTTTCTCGATAAAATACCTTCTAGCTTTCTTCCCTTTATCATTATTCTCTACCATACATAGCTCTTTGGCCATATCCATCAATAGCAGGTAATCAGTCTTTGCAACTACCTGAGTATCAGACTCACCAAAATGGGGGAGTCTGTCATTCAGTAAGTTACCTAAATAATCATATTTTATCAATACAAAGTCCTGATTTTCAATAAAACCGTATTTTGATATACGATCTTTTATCCATGATGTAAAATCTCTTCTTATTTGAAGAAACGCATGAAGAAGCCTGGCGTCTACAACCTTATGATTATTATTATCTACTACCGGTATTAATGTATTTAAATCCATTTCGTTGGATTCGGACGTCAAAATTCCATTACTATTGTTCGTGGAATCATGAAAAAGATCTACATTTGTATTCATAAAATAATTACCTATTCCCATCCGTCCGGGATGGATAGATGGGAATACAAAAATAGCCAATCAAATTGTCTTAAACAATTGACCGGCTATTTTTTTTGTCATACCATATCAGTTATCTTCCCCTGTCAAAATACCAATTAGCGTCCTCTCCGGACTCATCCTTATTCCTACCACCTAGAAAGAATCCCATCGTCATGCCGTTGGTCATCAACCAGTAGTCGAATATCTGCTTAATATCCCTAGCCGTCTTGATATTATACCATTGCTTACCAAACGAGAACTTCATGAGCTGCCTCCATAGTTTGCTCTCGCCCTTATATACGCCGGTCTGGACAGTAGCGAACGGATCCCAGTTTCGAGGATCGGTGAGGTCGCCTAACTTCCGGGCGGTGACCAGCGGATCCTGTAGCATGTCTATGGCGTTAAGCTCCATGAACGGGGATGTCTGGGAGGCGATCTCATTGATCGTCCTGAACCCGATGTAGGTAATGAACTGCCCGAACCAGCTATCCTCATTATCCTCCCTATATCCCATCAAAGCCCGTCCTATGGCCATCATCGTAGCGAATACCGCCATATTGATAATCGATCTCTTGATATTGATCTGCTCGTAGGGGGTAAGCTTATCATACTCTTCCTTAAGCACGTCATATGCCTCCCCCATCCTACCCTCGGACATCGAGCCATAGACATTTCCGGCCAATCTCCATAATGTTCTCATATATCCTTCCTCGAACTGGTTGGTCTGGAAATTGAAACCAGATTTCTTATACGCCCGCTGCACGGCCAATATAAACCATCCACGATGAGGCAGCACCATATTAAGGATAGCGTTCCGGCTAGCCCCCACCCGGTTCTGCTCGTTCAAGGCACCGTCGCAGATCTGCACCATGCTCCTGACCCTACTGGACAAGGTGGGTATATATCGGTCTATAATATCCTTGTTAGCCTCGTTCTTAGCCACGATCTTTCCGTCCTTGACATCTACCATGTTCCACATAGAATAATCCCTTAAACGCTCCCAATCGCGTTTAGCCTCGTTAGCGGACATATTTCTGTCTTTCATCATCATCTCCTTGAAATTGGAGTATGACCAGAACTGACCCTCGTATAGGCGGGTATCATCCATGACCGAGATAATGACCTGCGGATCCAACGGGGAGTTAAGAACCTCCATCATCTTAAACGGCAGGTCCCGGAATAAGGTTCTCCAGATTTTGTTATACGCTGCCGATCGTACACGGTTACGGACATTGAACACGCCTAGAGCCTCTCCAACGACATATAGCTTGTTGGTGCGGTTTATATCCCCGATCTCCGACACGTACGTACTTAACTGCTTCTGGGCTTCCCCATAGGCGTATTTCATGGAGTCCTTGCTTATATACTGCCCTACCATACCCTCCAAAAGGAAGTTGGCCTGCCCTGTAAGGGCGCCGGTAGCCGCGACGAACGGGGAGAAGCCTAGGTTGGATTTGGATACGAACTTAGTAAACATAAGAGCCAGCTTATTAAGATCGACCTTATAATTGCCTATATTCCATTCTGCTCGCTTATTGTTTATCCTGACATCATAGATGCTGGCGTTAACCCAATCTTGAAACATCCTATAGGCATGCGTTGCCTCCGGGTTCTTACCGCCGTCGTATTGTGTCTCCAGCATCATGTTCCTGTATCCCATGACATCATCCAAAGCCGCTCTCTTATGCTTGTAAGCGGCTGCTTGTAAGGATAACATGGAATAGGAGTAGGCAAAGTCATGGGATACGTCATCGGCGTTCTCCAACTTACTGAGATAGTATTTAGGAATCATCCTATACCGATTATCATTCTCATCAAGCCCTCCAAGGTCTTGTCCTTGACCATGTATAGGGTCATCCACCCTCTCGCCAACAATATCACGTACGGCGTTGCCGATGGCCGCCTTCGGGTCAACCCCGGCCTGCACCATCCTCTCCACGCCGCCCTTGGATATTTGTGGTATCTGGTAGATGTTCCTGAACCGCTCGTCATAATCCTCCATAGCCTTACGGCTTATATTAAGCAGCTCCTTCCTCATCTCCCACTTATCCTTATTGATCGTAGCTTCCTCCCCCTCGTTGGTAATACCGTATTTCTTGAAGAAAGCCTCGTTCTTGTACTTATCGAACCTAGGCGTATGATATCCATAACCCAGATCGAGATTATAATTAGGATTACGGAAAGAACTCTCGGCGTCAGCCTCATCAAGCCACTGGTTATTGATCGTCAGATCGATCATATTAATATCAAACCCGAAACGGGATACGCTCTCTTCCTTAGATATACCATTTTCTATGGCATCAAAGAACTCGGATACCTTATACGTACCGTTATTTATCTTCCTAACGAAATCAGAATATCCCTTGGGAGAGTATCTCCTCATATAAGGATACAGCCGGGTCCTGGCGTACTCGACAAGGATCTTATCAGTCTTACCCATCGCTATGTCGTTAGCTAGCTTATTATTGAAGTCAGGACCGTATTTCCTTCTCAAAAACGATACCTCCACGGTTGTCCATGACGGGTTTTTCCGAGATAACTTGGCGGCCATCCTATCCACCTGACTCCGGGAGCGGGCAGACATATGTTCCTTGGCGAATTTAATCTCATCCATACCCTTGTCGTATGCCATGGCATCCCTTAAAGCGTTACGGTAAGAATCCGTGACTCCACTCTCCACCGTATCAGGCATATCCATCTCAATAGCCTCAGCGGAAGCGGCGGCGTTAATAACGCTCTTAGCCTCAGCCAGACGATCATATAACTCGTTTATCTTTCTTAATGAGGCGGATCCACGTAACCTATCGAAATCATATTCCCCGTATCTCGTGCTATCCCGGTACTGGATAAGCAAAGGCCTTAGCTGGTCATTGATCTCGTTTATTGTCGCCATCGCCTCCTCTACCTTCTCTATCCTTGATGATGATACAGATTGCTCCGTGATCTTATCAACAAGATTCTCGTAATAATCACCCTCCTCGGATCCCCACATATCCTTAGAGAAACCAAGATGACCGCCAGCTAGCAGGAACTCAAACGCAGCCTTGCCGCCCTCGGACCGCTCTATCCCACGAAGTATCTCCTTGAACTCGGCGGAAGCCTTACGACCCTCGTTGGTATTCCCGAACTCCTCGGCCCACGCCTCGTCCCATGCCTTGATCTCCTCGGACATCATCAGAGCCTCGGATCCCGCTTCCTTTGGTGTCCCGTCGGAATACCACTCGCTCTTGGCTATAGCCCTATCACGAAGGATATCCAGATAAGATCTCCATGCTATAGGATCGGATTGGAATGCCGACCAATCCACTTTCCTGTCTTTCACGAATTTATCCATAGCCACATATCTACTCCTGCGGATACGGGACATGAAATCGGATGTAGCTTGTGATACCCTGCGACCCAGCCTTTCCTCTACCTTCTTGTTCACATTCTCGATCTTATCGTAATAAGCCTGCACCATAGGTTTCTCACGATTCTCATCCAACCACCTATTTATCGCATCGAGATATCGTTGCTGATCTTCGAACGTCATGTCCGAGATATCGAAATTCTGGATGGTAGGCTTGAATATATGATATACCTCCTTAGCGATAGGCTTATCCCCGTCATATCCTACTATGTCGTCACGGGTCTTCACCTTAAGGCCTCTATCGGATAGAAGAAGGTCGATAAGTTGTTTCTCGGTCTTACCCGTAACATTCTTAAGATCATATATATCGATAATAGCCTTAGCCTGCTCGGTCCTGAGCAGTAAATCGTATTTGGCGAAATCACGGGACGAATCAAGGTAATCAGAGTTCTTACCGTTTATCTTCTGTATAAGATCCTCATTATCCTTTATCCCCCATCCACGCTCTTTCATCATCTTCGTCATCTTATTGATATTAGCCACGCCCTCAACATGAGCGTCGTCATAAGCCTTGGCAAGACGTTGCCCTAACATGCCTAAGATAGCGTTCCCGCTATGTTCTAACGTCCCGAAAAACCGGGACATGACATTGATATCCTTATGGATGTTATTTATCAACTTCTTTATCCCATTCCAATATCTTTCCGGGATATTAAACATCCGGAGCTGTCCATCCAGCCAATCCTCGTTACGATCGCTACGAAGGGCGTTTATATCAGACATAGATGTCTCAGCCATCCGCAATATATCATCCATATCCTCTACCATGCCAACCTTGTTGTTGCCATAATAATCCGCCGCCTGATTATTGACGAATCCACGAAGATTCCTGATTAACGGTACTATCTCCCCATATACGTTATCGATAACCTGTATCGTCTCATAATCCAATCCCTTGTCGCTTTTACGCAAGCTACTGGCAACAGTGACCAAATACTCCACCTCAGCCTTGGCGGTCGCTATGACACTCTTGGTGGATAACAGGTTGTTGTTTTTATTAAGCTCACCCCCGACTTGTCTCACCTTCTCGCCTATATCACGAAGAAGGGAGATACTCTCACCGATCCTCTGGCTTTGGCTTGATCTCATCCTCTGCAATCTGGTGTATAGCCTTTCCAATGACCTACCGTTCTTGATCAACTTATTAGCCACGTCAACGTCCGATAACGAGTACATGAGATGATCGCTATCCTTTAGCAGAAGCACGTCAAAGACGCTTGGATCATCAGCTAACGCCGACTCCTTTATCCTGTCAAGTACCTTATTTAAATCCGATCTTTGGCTGGAGAAGAAATTACGTATAGCTCGTACCATCCTGCCAAACAAGGAGAGCTGGTCGTCCTCGGACGAGGTCAGATCCTCTACCGCCTGTTCCATGCCCGGCACGAACCGCTGGGCCAACGTCTTACCTAGGATCTCCCGCTTCACCATCCGATCCAGCTCCTCTCCTTGGTATTCCTTCCCATACACCTCATAGTAACGACCAGCGAACTGATTCCATAACGACGTGCCGACAACAGAATCCAGCACCTCGTCAATCTCCTGTTGGTTACGATAAGTATCGACCAAGAAATGAGCCACCTCCTCATTGAGATCCTCTACCGTAGCCCCCTCAGCCAAGGCGATAACCCCATTGGCCATGTCAGATAAGGCCCTAGCCGAAGGATCCACGCCATTACGCATCTTATACTTATCCATATACTCAGACATACCCATCACACGGATACCTAACGTGGATAAGATATTGGTGATATCAGTCCTATTCTGGAGATCCTCCGCCTTCTCGTTCTCGATAACCCCACGGACATTGCTTCCGTACAAAGCGTTATCCTCCATCATCAACGACAAGGCTAGCTCCATGAATCCATCATACTTATTATTAAGCTCCTCAAACTTACCTTGCCTTAACATACCCTTGATCTCCGATCTGCTTACCGTAACCTTCTCCCCGGACGTAGTGATAAGATCAAGATCATTACTTACCTCCGTATCAAAACCTATAGAACCCAATACGTTCATTTCGGAGGACTGACTTCCAAATCTATTTTTAAGGCTAGAGAAGGCATCCATAGCGTTATAGATCTTAAGACCATCAGAATTGCCGGCTCCAGTAAGATAATATCTATCCCCTAGCCTTATACGTTCCCCACTCAACATACCTTTCTTGATAAGGTAATTAACAAACCCTCCACGAGTGCTTACATCTGAGTTTGAGCTAATACCAAGGACCGGGATGAATGACCCACTGTTATTAAGGGTTATGGAGGAAGAGCCAAAGGAGATATCAGCCGTACCGGACGGGACGTCGCTCTCCTCGACACTGCCGGCCAAGAACCCGGCCTCGACCCGCCCACCGGACGATCCTTTTATGGCGTTGGCGTAAGATTCGTGTATCTTGCCGTCATCCGATCTAAAGAACAGGCGAGGCTCACCGGAATCATATACCAATCTTGAAGATGGAGGAGTATAATTCTCAATATTATTTAACGGCAAGACATTGCCAGAAAATATGATCTCCCCGTCTATACTTCCGCCTTTCACCCTAATATTAGGTCGTTGCCCGGTAAAAGCGCTTTCCACGGCCTTCCATAACATATGGGCTGTCTCCTTAATGTCTATATTCTCCCTGATAGCCCTTATATCATCCCATGACGCCTCTTTCAGTATCGTGTCGCCAATATTATCCTCATTTATGGAATCCAAATCCACCTCCTGTACCGTGGATGTATCTACCACCGCCATATCACTGACCTCACCTACCTCTCCGGAGGTAAGATAAGCCACGACATTGTCGCTATTCCCAAGGCTTCTGGCCAACGCCGGGGCGTCCATATCACTTATGGCAGACAAGACCTTGGCTGACATAAGTTGTCCCCACTCGCTAGCGTTAAGTCTGGCACTTATGGATCTGGCGGCCTCCTTATTCCTTGGTACGGACTTCGTCCAGTCACCGAACTTAGACCTAAACTTATCGTTATAAATAGTCATATAAGCTTCAGCGGCCTTATTAAGGTCACTTACGGCGGCTATACCCGCTATCTTATCGAACAAGGTAGATACCTCGCCGGAAGGGGTCAAGACACGGGTTATCTTACCCTCCTTATTCCTTTTAATTACGCAACTCGACATAACTTCATGTTTTTGACAAAGATAAACAAAAAGCCCCCACAAATAAGCGGAGGCTGATATTCTTGTGTTCCTTATATAATTTATGGCTTAATCCGTATTCTTACTATTGATGAACTCGCTAACACAATCACCAGCGAAGCCGGCTATATACGCTGCGTGTTCATCCTCTCCAACCTTAAAACCAAGAGACATATTGCAAAACTGACATACGCTCATTGCTATATGGAATGACTCGTGACATATATTTCTCATTATTAAATCATCGTCGCTCGAAAAATTCCAAAGTATGGCGAATTTATCGTCATCATCCCTATCCCTTACCAAATTTGCGAAAGACGCCTCCTTGTCCATATCATCCTCATCTCCCCATTTCCCCTCGTGTTCAGGCTCCATATTTTCGAAACGATCACACAATGTCTTATAATCCAACCCAACCGTGATAATCAACTTCAACGGATATATCACGAAATCAAACTCCATCTCTCTCATAATTTCTTTAATTTTTCTATAACCTCAAAACACATCTTACACTCAATCCTACGATACAACTGCCTTACGCCATCTATCGTAGTCCAATAACGACCACCCTCACGGTGTAGGAACTCGCTCATAACCTTAGTGTCAGCCACATCATGTAGGTCGTATGAGTCAAAACATAACTTACATATATCGTCAAGATCAAAATAAGTAACCTTATTATACGATATACAACTGATTTGTCTCCCATCAGGAAATCTGAACATCGAAAACATCTATCTTATCCATATTAAAAAATAGAGGGATGCCGATCCCATCACAGACCGGTATCCCTTATAATAAATTAGCGACGAAAAGCATGGTGATGGACATGCGCCACAAATGTAATTACAAATTTTGTAAAAACAAAACCATGAATCAAAAACCTATCGGCATTGTTATGAAATCAGCTGGATCATCTATAACTTGCATAGTTCCTCTGTACTGGATACGAGTCCCTTTGTATGCCCAAGATCCTCCATCTGAGAAAAAAGCGACTCCGTTGTAAAGGCTCGCTCCATAACCAGACCGAGTAACTCCCTGCCAGCGTCCATTTGAACCGTCAATATATCCAAAGTCACAATAATGAAAGTTACTAGAAAATATATCAATGACTTTAGGAATCATATCGCCATGCTCCCCCCATACTACTTTATATATACCTCCACTTTCTTTATACATTCCTGAATACACTACACGATAATCAACAGTAGGAGGTTTATATGGGTTAAACCCATCATATATATATACATCTTCACCATAAAATCCTATTCCTCCCATAAACTCACTCTTCCCTCCATAAAAATCTTCTATGCCCAAGAAACTGATTTGGGTGGAAGTTTTTCCGTCATTATTCCCTAGCGAGGATGTGGTACCAATAATTCTATCAAACGAGTCTTCTCCAGTCCCAAAACGATCCATCCCTTGAGGGTTTCTATCAGCGTATTTTGCGTAGAATAAATGAGCTATCTTGCAATGTGTCTCATAATCAATAATATCAAATCCTGCACCTAACGCCGTAGCGTAATCATGAAATAAACGTGATTCTAAATTTCCCGTAGAATATTCATCTCCTGTTTTGCGACTCCACAATTTACTATTGACAACAACCGCCTCTGTTACGCCTACCAAACATCTCCTGAATAGCCCCTTATTTCCCCATTTGGTGATATTGTCATCGACATCGTTATGGGTTAATGTAATATAATTGATAATATCATAATTATTATCATGTTTGAATCCAGTATAGCTATACCTATAACTAGGTATATCTGTCATCCACTGACCCATGGTACCGTCAAGCTTGGCTTGGGTCTTACCGTCATGGAACAATTCCGAATTATTTTCATCCAGATAGCATATGGCGACCCCAGCGTCCGTTTTCTTAACCAGGCACCTTCGTCCCTTAATCCATGAGCTATCGCCACAAGAATCTATAACAGAAATCTGTTTTTTGTCATCTATCCTAAATCTAGCCACTCCACGCATACCGGTATCAAAGCATTGGCACGGCGCATCACCTTTCAACACCCCATACACCCGATTGTCGCTAGTCAACCATCGTTTGCCATCGCTTGTCACATAGGCTTGCCTGCATCCCTCCTGATTCACTGTAAGTATCTTCTTAGTACCTTTTGGAGCTGTTATCTCCAGCTCAAGAGTCCGATCAAGACCGTTGTTCATCACCGAGCCAAAGGAAACGGAGGCGTTTCCGGCCCCGGACCCCGGACTGACGGTCAGAGGCTGGTCCGTTACCTCGCCTACCCCGTCCTTCCAATTAACATTCAAATCACTCATAATTATATCCTTTAGTTATCTTCTACTCACAAAGATAATAAAACAAGAGAACCCCAACCGGCTTAAGTCGATCGGGGTCTGAGTAAGCGAAAAGAAACTGATTATCGTCCCATCATTCTCAATACGGTTCTAACCGCAGCTTGCGCCCATGTCCAGCTGTCATTAGATGTTACGTTAACCGTCTGTTGAGTACCATTTACATCCAAGTTAATAGTCTCCTTGTCAAGCTCGATGGTAGAGTCTCCAGCGGCTTGCGTTACCGTCACGTTGACTGTCTGGCCACCAGCGGCAGTTACCTTCAATGTAGCTGTCAGTTCCTCGATCGTGACGTTGGCCGGTACGTTCGAGATCGTGATGCTCCAAACGAACTCGCCAGCGGCTCCGGGATCGTCGGCGATAACCGCTCCGTTAGCCGTAGTCTTCCCAGCCGCCGTGTAGTTAGCCGGGAGCTGTAACGTAAGCCCGTTCTCCTCAGCCGGCGTGACCGCGAACGTAAGCTTAGTACTGTTAGACTTACCGGTGATGGTAACATTACCGCCTGTCTTTTGTACGGAAGCGTTAGGGCTGTCTGATCTTACCACCTCAGCAGCCGCTGCCTGATTAACTACCAACGCCTTCTTAGCCCCGCCGCTCGTGGCGACCGTAAAGTTGATAGTGCGTTGAATACGACCGGTGTGTTTCTCACCGGAGAAATTAACCGCCTGATCTCCTGATCCTGATACAGGGTCGACGGTTACGAAACCGAATTTTTGTGATGCCATACTTAAATATATTTACAAATGTCATTTTATTATGCCAAAAATAACTTGTATCATATCACAAGCCAAATATAGGGGGGGTAGATACGACTAGCCCTGTACAACCTCAACATACAACCCTACTAAGTCCTTTAGATTATGACTAAGAGGAGTTCCGCTATCCCTAGTACACTTATATACATCAGCGTTCTGGATGTAATATTTATCCTTGAATATCTCCATTGGAGGGAAATACGGGATAGGATCCCCTATGGTCCCGGCATGCTCCTTATCAATGACCTTGTATAAGGAAGCCGTATTTAGTCCGGGTTCCCATTCCTTTGATAATGTATGTTGTTGAATAACCTCATAAAGGATATCCGTATCGTCCTTCACCACCCTGAGACAGAATCCGGCATCCACCGACAACCCGAACTCCGCCCCTTCTTGTCCCCATATAGGGAATAGAACCTTAATATCCAATTTCTCGTTAGAAGATAAAGATATGGTCTTATTATTAACTACCATCCTAGAGAATTTGACAGCTACTTTCTGGGGATCAGAAGCGTCCTTCTCCTTCGCCTGTTGCTGGATGTACGCCGTGGTAACACTTACCTTGTCTGGATAGCCGGACTGAGCGTCAATAGCCCTCACCTGCTCTACGGTAGTGGCTAAGCTTACTTCCCTCTGTTTGGCTCCTAACGCCGACATCAGATCATTATCATACTTATCCATCATCCCGATCAAGATCTTGCCTTCCGTCATATCGAACTCCAGACCTATGATCGTTATCTTACCAGCTATAGCCCCATCAGCCAAAGCGTTACGCCTATCATATTCAGGGATATAGATATTTTGGTCATCCAAGAAAAACTCATGAAGATTCTCATTCTCATAAGTCCTGATCTCCTCATACTTAGCCGATTTCTCCTCATTAAGAAGCCTTGAGTCATCCAATTTAGCCTCGATAATCTCCTTAACCGTAGCTTTAGGATTAGCCTCCTTGAACGCCAATTGCTCCTCCCCAAGCTCTATCCATGGGGCGGGATTCCCGTTAATGTAATCATCATAACTATAGCCCTTGGCGTAATTATTATCAAGCGGATCGTCCTGAACTAATTGATTGGGATATATTTCCCTGTTTATATATACGTAGCTCATGTCTTATATCATTAATCTTGTTCTTTAACGGCGATACTATACTTATCTGAAGCGTAACACCAGATATTTATCTCGAAAGGCTTGTTAGCCGTAGTGGTTATAGAAGTACCACTCATGCTTACATAAGCCCCGGAGTTGGGTATAGCCTGCGTGAAGGCCGCCGACGGGACGCACCTGATCATCAGCTCCTCCCCTATCTGCATCCCTGACTGCACGGATAGGGTGGTAGCGGCTGATAACGTAGCCGTGATACTTCTCTTGCTAATAGGCAGGTTAGCTAATGTCGTGACCGTATTAACCCCTATAAGCCTGTTCATGGTCTTCTTATCGGCGGCCGCCATCAACCCGTTAGTAGACTCATTGGCTACGGCGTATGTCGTGTTAGGAGGTGTAGCCCAAGTGCCATCTCCACGCATGAAACTGGATGTACTGCCATTAAGCTGTCTCAACAAGCCGTTAGCTGTAGTAGAGGCCAATCCGTATGTGGTATTGGTAGGTACGACCCATGTCCCGTCACCACGAAGAAAGGACGTCTGCTTACCAGCGGCCGGAGCGGGTACCAATCCCGCCGATCCTGCGGCTGAGGACGTTGCTCCTCCCATGTTACTATATGTGGTGTTAGGAGGAGTTTGCCATGTCCCATCACCACGAAGATACTTGGCTTGCGCTCCGGCGGCAGGTGCGGGGACCAAACCTGCCTTTCCCGCCGCTGAGGCAGAAGCGGCTCCCATATTGGTGTATGTCGTGTTGGTATCCGTCCACGGAACGTTAACGTAAGCGTTGCCGGACGAATCCAGTTGCACCTTATAGTTCTTCCCGGAAGTCGTATATCCTACCTTAATACCGCCAAGAACGGTAGCGGAGGACGTGGGAGGGGTGAAGGTACTTGGTTTGCCCGTAACCCCGGACCAAGGCACGGAGGAAGCCTGACTGGCCGTGTAAGGCTCATACCCATCCTCACTGCTTAATTTAGACTCGTCTTTTATCAGATACATCTTACCTGTAGACGTGACCTTTACCGTATCACCGCTTTGAGCCGTAGCGGTGGTAAGGGCGAATCTAGCCGTATCATCAGCTACCACGACCAATCTCTCCAAAGCCGCCTTAGGTAACCTATCTATGCTGATGGTTCCGGATGCGATCTTAGAGGCATCAAAATTGGCCAATGTCGTGGAGATAGTTACGTTGCCTCCGAAGTCCGATGAGACACTACCAGTAACAGCCCCGGACAGCGCTATGGTCCTAGCCGCCCGTAATTTAGTGGCGGTAGGGGCATTATCCGTCTTAAGAGCATATTTGGTAAGATCAATATCATTAGCCTTATCCAGAAGCTGCTCTATCTGATCACCATTGTATTTACCTTGAAAATCTGCCATATTACACTTATTTTTTGCTCAAATATAGCTATATACATACACACCAAGAAATATAGGGGGGGGGTAGATGCGGGCAGGCGTTAGAAGCTGCCGTCCCCGTGCAGGAATCCGCTACGGAATATAATAGCCTTGTCTTTAAGTTTCTGGACAGACTCCCATTCCCATTCACCCTCATAAGGCTTAATGACATACTTATTCCCCCATGTCTTGAACTTTCTCTCTATGACAAACATCTCCGGGTCATTAAGGACATGGAAGATACTTCCGACAGGGAAATACTTATCAGTTCTCAATATAACTCGATGATGTCTCTCGTCATATTCAGGATCGCCTACGATACGTGCCTTATAAAACTGGAAATCATTCAACGTCTGATCCACTGGCTCTATCCAATAATACCCCTTACCCATTGCAGTTTGTATTTAATTATCTATATTTGCGGTGTAGTAGTAACTCATAATGTTTTAAGTGATTTTCAACCAAAGGGGAAGGGTGTCCGTGAGGATGCTTTTTTTCATTCCCGCCCACCCTACCATGACAAAAAGATCTACCTCGAACAAATGTAATCATAATAAAGATACGGTCAAAAAGAAACCCTATCGGTATTCTATTGCCGACAGGGTTCTCCAACGTTGTATCAAACTAAATCATATCACTCCATTTGATTGTGTCACCGACGAAGCACCGCACCGCCAGATACCTTACGAACGCCGTCCCTTCCGGGGCGTCAGGGTCTTCCAGATAAGCCAAGACAGCCTTGACTATTTTCTGGTCGCAATCCAATACCTTAGGAAAGTAGTCGCTATAGAACATAGCGAACAGGTATTGGATATCTCCCCAAGTGGCGTTATCAGGTTTCTTAGCCCCGCATTTATCGAACATCTGCTTAGCGTCCTCCATCGTCCATCTTCTCTTGGACCCGTCGGCATTAAGCATCTTGTCAGCGGCTTCCCTAGCCAGCTCCTTGGAAAAGTGATATCCATGGGTGTCTATATACCGCTTATAATCCGGGTCATCGGCGTCTGCTCCTCAGTAGTAACGACTCCTGCGTCCCCTGCGCATATACGGTTCGGTACCTTCGTACTCGTCACGGATGCCACGCTCACCGAACCATCCCCTGCGATACATCTCGTCCTCACGTTCATGGAGTCTCTCGCGTTTCTCAAGCTCACGCTCGTCACGTTCCAGCTCCCTCTCGCGTCTTTCAAGATCACGCTCACGGCGTTCTAGCTCATCCATTCTGCCGTCATGCTCCTTGCCATAGTGGTCGTATATTCCACCACCATAACCCATGTAAGTCCCATCCGAACGTCTGCTACGTCCACGGCCGCCTCTACGATCGTAGATCTCATCATCGTAGTCCTCATCGTGGCCGCCGCCTAAATCTATAACTCTCATCTTAACCTAATTTTTTAATTAACAACTCTTTTAGCTCATCGAAAGAGGATCCCATCCTATCGACTTTCTCCTCAAGATTCTTGATCTTCCGGTCTTGATCCTTAGTCTGCTTAAAAGCCGGATTGATTTCCTCAAGGATCGAATCACAAGCCTCTAGTGTCCTCCTATGCTTATCGATACTATCGAGAATATCGGAACTGGTTCTCTTAGCGGCGTTAAGCTGGTTCATGATCGGATCGACCGAGCAGGCCAAAGTTATGTTATTGGACATAGCGACATCCCTGCTCTCCGGTACGACATAGGTCATGGAAGACCCGTTTATCTCCACGGTAAGATCTATCACCCTATCCTGTAGTTGCTGATATTGCCCCATCTGACCCATCTGGGGTTGCTGGAACCTAGGCTCGGACACGTTAACCACATTCCCCATCCTGAACACCGGAACATCGGACGTATCCAGCGTATATACTTGAAATCCTTTCTTTAAGTCTCTAAACATATCTCGATTTTTAAGCGGGAGGGAATACCCTCCCATTAGACATCCAATCTAACCTATTCCTCATCAACAGTCGTCTCCGACGCCGAGGCGGAAGTTGTAGGCACACAGCAATCCATGAGCCTCAATACACCCCTTACCTTATTGAAATAAACAAGGCGTTCGGTGTTGTTAACCATAGCCGCTCCGGTCACAGCCACGTTGATCGGGTTCACCACAGCCACGCCGGTTACCGGGCAGCATGTGTCATCACCTACCGTGGATACGGTGCTGTTCGCTGGAATAGCTATCTGTACTGGCAATGTCTCGCCTGTTGTCGGAACCACCTGCCGGATTTTCAGCAGCAGAAGGCCCTCGCATGGCAAGGACAGCCATATCCTTGGGTTGATGCCGAAGATGGTGTTGGTAGTAGTCACTACCACGTTCTTCGTGACCAACTCATAAAGAGACCCTATTTTAGAAACACAAGCCATAATAGCCTCCTTCCTTTATAGAGTTAAATAGCGGCGTTTCCGTTGTTGCAGCATCCATTGTTGCACCCACATCCGTAATTACCTCCATAAAATGCTTGACCCCATCCATAAGTCTGGTAAGGAGAGCATGAAGGATAAGCCGGCACAGGGGTAGGTCTCAACTGGTTGATCAAATTCTGAGTCTGTTGCTGAGTCAACGCGGAGGCTTGGTAAGCCGACCTTTCATCACGCAACTGATTGATCGTATTCTGCATCTCACGCATTTCCAATTGACAGAATTTATCATTAATCAAGGTTGTTTGAGCATCAATCTTAGCGCTCAAGATATTGAACTGCGTAGTAGCCTGCTCACGATTGTTTGTCAATCCTTGGTTGATGTTACTCTGAAGAACATTGGTTTGCTCTAACGTCCGTAATTGATTGTCAAAGCCTTGCTGCGTTATCATATTTTGAGTAGCGCACGTGCTTTGGTTGATCAAAGAACTCAAATTGCAGCAGCAAGAGCTTATCTGATTGCCGATCTCACAACCTTGTTGCTGTACGGCGTTAATAACAGCCTGAGAAGTCATACCTACCTGACCAGCTACCTTATCGATAGCGCCTTGCACGTTACAGATAGCGCTTTGCAATTGAGTAGTAGTACAGTTCAAGGCGTTAGCGATCTGCTCGATAGCGCTTCTGTTACCTTGGATAGCCTGCATCAGAAGCTCACGACCATAGTCGTTATTCAATTGAGCGGGAAGACCATTAGCGCAGTTCTCACCACCGTTACCAAAACCATTGCCAAAGCCACGGCCGCCCCATAACCAGAACAGGACGATGATCCACAACCACCAACCGTTAGCCCCGCCGAAACCGTCTTGGTTGTTACGACCGTTCATCAAAGCCGCTACCAAGTTCGGATCCATCTTATTTCCGCCTATCAAATTGGCGAACATACCCGGAATCATAGATAATAAACCGTTAGTGGCGCTTCCACTACCGGAACCCATACCGTCTAACAAAACGATTTTGTCTCCACTTGTACCCATGTCTATTTATTTTTGAATTAATAATAACCCCACCTGATAGTGGGCGTTACAAAGTTCAAAAATTAATAATCCTAGGATCGTGATATATGTCATCATCAAAGCACGTCATGTCATGCAATTGGTATTAATAAGAACCGGTACAAGACAAAAAATCCGGAACGTATCACTACGGCCCGGATTCATGCAAATCTATAAATTCAATGTTTCAATGCTCGAAAGAAAACGTCTCACGACGTCAAAGAGAGATTAACTACACGAAAAATCTCGCATCAACTTATTTGTATTAGCAGTGTATTCATTAACTATCTTGCTGGATGAGGGATCATCCTCTATCCTTGACAGGCGGTTATCGTCACTCCTTACCGTAACGTCACCCATCCTTCGTACCATGTTTTCTTGATATGATGATGGATCGGAGTATATAAGATCATCAACGAACCTGTATATCGCACCATCAACCGTCTCACCTACCTTCTCATATAAACCGGATTGGAATGACACGAAATCATCATACCTCCCACGAGCCAAGAACGAACCGTCCGGTCTCGCCTCGACGCCGCCGTTGACCTCCCGGAGCAGGCCCGGATTCCTTTGGTACAGATACCTGTAAAACCCGACATCCATCATCCTATCCTGACCATCCAGATAGAAAAGGTTTCTCATGCTACTGTCACCGGACTCGATAGCCACGTCAAACAGAAGATCCCTTACCTGACCTTCCGGCAACGACATCTCCATGCTTTTTAACGTACCTCTGTCATGGTGGTTCAAAGATACATTATAAAATCCATTAAAATCAAGGAAACGTAAGACATTATTATATAAATCCGATTTTTTTAACCTTTCCTTGATCTGGATCTTCCTCAACGAGGTACAGGATTTGATAAAATCCCGATCCTTTCCCTGCCTAGCCTCGTATCTCCTGAACTCCCGATCGATATCGGCATCATCCATCTCAGGGGTAACTGGATGCTGGTATATCAATCTGGTAAGGATCATGTTCTCGGTATTCGAGGATGAGATGTTGGACATAACTAGCTTCTTTATGTTATCCTTAACCACGCCAATATCGGAACGGGAAGCCCCGGCGGGGACCACGCCAGCCGGCAAGTACGAGGGTCGCTCTATCCCGATATCGGCCAACATCTCATAGGCCTGATCGGTGTCGGTTATCGGAGCCGTGTTATGGTACGTATTCCTACCCATATACAACATGCTCCTATCATACATATCGGAAGGGGATGTATTCCCGGACCTTACATACACCATCCTATCCCCAGTAGAATAAGTATCCTGAACCTCGTATATCGGGTTCCCTTTTCCTGTTATCCTATCAAGATCGGAGATAAAGCTATCGTATACCGAATTGCCGGCCTGTATGGAAGACAACATGACGTCCAGCGACGCCATAAGATCACGGATATCCTCCGGTCTGGATATAATCATCTCATCGCTGATCGCCTCGCTTATATCCACACCCATGTCGGCAAGATCCATGGCTATGTCATGCAGACGTCCGGCAACGTCCTTGATGTCCTTAAAATCATCCATATCGATTATCTCCCCAACCTTATCCCTTAGACCCTTCATATCCTTAGGCATACTGATATACGGTGTGGTACTATTGAAGTACGAGTCGGTAATCGTATTTCCGTCCTGACTCCGAACCTCCATACGGGTCATATTACGATACGTGTCATACATCCGATCTGCGTAATCCTGATCCTCCTGATACCGGAGTGCCAAGGAAGGGTATGGGATGGAGGCGAAAGCCTGATCGAACTCCCGGCGGTCGCTGATACCGCCTACCGCCCTCATGATCGTATCCCTTACCTCTATTGGATTCAAGCCCCTTCTCTTTCCTAACGAGTCATATGTATCCTCATATATCATATAATCATCACCAAGGCCTGACTCGGAGGATAGGAAATACATATCCTTCTCATTAAGATCCCCGTCAGACATAAAATCGACAACCCTCCTCATCATATCCCTTACCCGCTCATACGCCGATCTGTTGGTCATGATATTATCAATCTCATCGGCGTCATACATCCCGGATCGCTCAAGATTGTACCTATTGAGAAATATATCACCACCGGAGAGGAAATTGGATATGATCATATCATTAAGATCGTTGATATTATCGACTCCCAAGGAAGTAAGGGTGTTATTGATATCCTTAACCTCATCGGCCATGAAATTGCCAGCGAAATAGTTCTTCCGCTTGATAAAGGACATGACATCATCATACCTAGGTTCCCCGTTACTATCTAGGTCATATTCCGATGGCATGGACATCCAATCGCCAAAGAAAGACACGAAGTCGGGGGAGTAGGCCGTACCCCAGACCGACAAGGCCTGTTTCTGGTCGCCCAGCACCTCCATCGCCCTTTGGTATAATCCGGATGGTTGGTTATTAGGGGCAAGGACATTATCTATCCCACCCTCCTTATTTTTTATAACATAACAAGATCTGCCCATTACTAAATCGTTTTGTTACAAAGATATAAAATCCCATCTACTCTCACGAGCGGACGGGATACCAAAATAACAACATAATAACAAACCTTATGTTTCTACTGAAAAGTACAAATCATTTTGCCGATCCTCACGGACAGGCAAAAGCTCAATCCTAAATTACAAAAAAAATGGAATTTATCGTTTAGCGAAAATCTCCTATACGATCAAAATATCTTTTATTATTTTCTACAATATTAAAATCATGTTTTTTAATAATGTCTTCGACTTGATCTTTCCTTAAATGGAACCATTCTCTATCAATATTATATACACTATATTTAGAATGAAGAATAGACTCTATATCCTTATCTACATATGCTATCATGTGAAAATACACATTAGCAACCCTCAACGCTTTCTCTCTTGCACATATATCCTTAGATTTACCAATCTTTACAAGACCATTGTTTGCATCTAATCCAATATAAGTAAATTGCATCTTTTTATTATCACTACGTGATATTTCCCTTAATGAAGAAATAGCACACATTGTAAAATCGTATAAATCATAAATATCAAAACTCATACATCTAGGCATCATTCTACTCACAAACTCGGCCAATTTTCTATTAGCTTTCAATTTATTGGAAATAGTGAATTTAATGCTATCAATGTTACTATCCGTATTCAATATAGTTATATTATAAACAACGCCATTAAACATATGATCTATGCACATCTTATCAAGAATATATTCTCCATAGCCATATTTATATAATTCATCCTCATATTCTATAGCTGCCGATATAAAACGATTGTACAACATCAAGGTATAATCGAAATCAAAATCACTATGACCAAACAGCATTATCAATGCATAATGAATAAAATTACCATAATCGCTATCACTTGAAGTTATAGTGCAATCCTTGATAATTAAAACGTCATTATTATCAACATATTTAAGATCGTCTACAAAATTCCTTACAACAACATATAGTTCTTCTGAATATAATGGAGGATCAGTATATTTCAACTTTCTCTTTTGACAAAAATAATTCAAATCGTCATATAACTTCAAAATATGTTCTTTATCCATAATATAAAACAACAAGGACCATTGGCGTCCGTTATTCCACCAATAGCCCTCATCTATCGCCTACGCCTAGGCGAGTTAATATCTTCTTATGGCCCAATAACGGATGGACACCGCAAATATAAGACCTTATTTTGAAACTACAAACAAACAGGAGATATTTTTACAAAAAATGTAATCAGCCATATTCCTCTGTCATATATAAAGCGTAGCTATACCTATCCTCTATCATCTCCACCACCTTCTTGATATCAGATAAAGTTAGTTTCTTTATCTCCATATTCCTACTATCCATCCTGACAAAAGAGTTCTTGAACTCCTGCTCGGTTATAGCATCCAACCTAAATAGATTGTATTTTATAAGCAACTGGCTTACGTCAAATATCAGGATATTAAGATCAATATCATCCTTCAACTCATCAAGAAGATCACGCATCATGGCTTTGATAGCATCAGTATCAAGTTCCAGTTTCTCGGCCTCTCTCATCAACTTCTTGATAATACCATTGTGCTCGATTATGATGTTAGCGTTATCGTCATCGGTAGGTAGAAGGATATCCATCGTACATTTTATACCCACCTTATCACTAAGTCTTTTATTGAACTCAGTCATATAATCAAAAGCCTGATCCCTGCTTAATGAGTATGTATGATCAAGCAACTGCTTTTGTCTGACCTTGACAAAATAGTTACTGGTGTATAACATCATCAAGACCTTTACTCGCTGGATGCGTAGGTCTTGCATGATCTTCCGATGTAAAAAGGCATCTAATTGCATAATATAAAGAGTCCCCACCGGGGCCATCACACACCCGACAGGGACCAGCTTTTAAATATCTTACTCGTCAGGTGATGGGCTGACGCCGCAAAGATAAGTCAAGATATTTTATTTAGCAAGGATTTTCCGCCTCATTTTCTCCGGATACTACGTTACCGTCGGAAACCAAAGACCTATCCTCGGCAGCCTTCGCAGGCGAGGCGAACTCCGATGGCAGATCCGGCAGGTTAGGGAACGAGACTTCCGTCTCCTCCTTGGATACCTTGTTCTCCTTGATACTCATCCTAAACTTAGGAGCTATGAAAGGATCGTTGTTAAGATCAATGTTGATCGTAACATCATTCATCAAAATATCCTCCTTAGTTCTGGAATCACCTATCCATCCTCTTACGTCAGCGGTCATAGGCATCCTGCTAGCCGCTTCCTTGATAGCTTCAAGCCGGCCCTTGATAACATCCACATCTCCCGCCAGCGGAATCATATATGTCTTATTATCCAACCCAGATCTGGCTATAGCGTTATTAAGATCCATTATATCATCAATACTTACGCCTCCGCCTAGACCCTCCATAATCCTATCAGCCATCGATCCGATCATGGATGAGAATGATGATATATCCTGATTTTTCAATCTTACGGGGTACAGGTAATTTCTTCCATTTCCTGTCTTTATGGCTACAACCGGGATACGCGAATTTTTATAATTACCATACTTGTCCCTAACGATAGCCGTACAGAACGGGAATATGTTATACTTAATATTATCTCTCATCGTAACCTCCCCGTTCTCTATATATCCTACGCTCTCGACCTTACCAACCGTCTCATTGGTAAAGTCATTTTCGGATACCATCAACGTACCATTATCATCACTTATGCTAAAATTAGGTCTTCCCGGCAAAACACTGGTAACTGTACCTACGAACGGTATATCAATCTCGCCAGTAACAGATCCTATATTATCCCTATATAACTCAAAGGCCCTACTCCTTAAATCAGCGTTACTTCCTTTTGAATCCGGGTCATTGGCTTTCAGTACCGAGACGAAATTGCCGTCGCTATCCACGATCTTAATAACCATATTATCAACCAGCTCTCGGTAAGCCGACTTAGTCTCATCAGAATTAGGGTCAACGGCGTTAAGACTATTGTATTTATCATACAATTCCTTGGTATATGGATCTGACATATCCATCTTAAACCTTACCATATCACCCTTGCGGAGGCTAGCCGCTGCTTCCTGATTCACCGACTCGTTGTTAGATCCAAACGTATCACCCGTATAATAAGGGACAATAGATCCATCCTGCCCCTTGCGATACACCATGAACCAGTTGGAGGTCGATAAGGCGGTCTGCCGCCCCAATATGACACCAGTAGCGTTCTTGAAAGCCTGAGCGTCATCCTCGCTAATCATCCATCTTGAGTGGTTATCTGACTCTATAACAGTAAATATGTCGGTTCCATTGGTGAAATCCATCACCCTTCCATTATCAGTATCAGTGGCATCAGATCTTTTAAGCCCAAGACCGTCCATAAACCTGTCAAGTCTCATTCCGCCAACCTCATAATACATGACCCCACCGATCTCTCTCTTCCGGGCCATCAACACCACCGGGTTCTGGGCGGCGTTAACTTCCGTCCTGCCGGTGGATGTCCCGGGTTCGCTCTCTGTGAGGACATCACCCATAGGTATGGATTTATCGTAATCCTTGACAGCTATACTTCCATTATCATACAACCTCATCCATTCCACGAATTGAAGAAGAGGATCATCAGAATAGTTATTGATAATATCAATAGCCTCATTAAGCTTATCCTGATCAATCTCATTGCCATTGTCAGCCTCATTCATAAGATCATTATAAGTCTTTATAGCTTCTTTGATCTGATCCTGATCAAGACCATTGATATTCATATCTACAATATCATCAACAGCGTCCTTGATATTATCATAAATATTATCATGGATCTTCAATCTATCTATTATCGATCTAGCCTTATTGATCCTTGAAATAGGATTATCCCCAAACCCGTTAACTAGACTATCGACACGAGGCTTGTTATTATCATATATCTGTCTCTCCCTAGGAGATAAGACATCCTCATTACCGTTCCATATCTTTATAGCTATATTATTGATTCTATCGTCAGAAGGATTTATGATATCCTCATCATCAGGAACCCTCTCGACTATATTACCTTCATCGGCCTTAATCTCGTTCTCCATAGATCTGGCTATCATATGATTATATGTCTTGAACATAAATGCCTCATCCTCCCCTATAAGACCATCTTGGTAAGCCTTGTCTATAGCTTGGTCGTTGGCGTAAAGATCATTGGCATCAGGATTATCAGTATTCCTGAAATCATACTTGCTATCATCCTCCTCATAAGTCTTACCCCATACGTTCGATAATATCTTCATGAACCCGCGCTCCTGCGCCCGGATGAATCTTCTGTCACGCATACGACGAAGAGACTCGTTTATATTCTTATAAGCCACAAGATTATGACGATACTCACTAAGCAATGCCATAGCCTCCTTATAATTATCAACCCCACGGATAGATACGACGTTCTCAAAATCAGCTATAGTATCATAAGCCGCCATAAGATCAGCGGCACTGATCCTTGAATCATTTCTATTTAAGAACAACTTAGATATATCAGCCTCTGAGTTAATTAACGTAGTTAATTTCCTCTCCAATGCGATCCTATCCTCTGTTAATTTAAGAAGCCTATCATTCTCCTTGACCAACTTAGCCTTATCAGATTCAAGAGCGTCCTTCGACGCGACACTTTGTTGAGGCCTCAAGATATTCTTCTCCATCCTCTGTATATCATCCGTAAGCTTCCTGAGTTCTTCAAGATCCCTGCTCGAATCAGGATTAAGACGAGAATATATATCAAGAGCGGGGCCTATATCCGTATTGTATATCCTTCTTAACTGATTGGCAATATCGTTCAAATTATCCTTCGCCTCAAGGCCATTATAAACCATATTGGAGATATAGGCGTTAAACGACCTATTGGATATACCATCGGTAAGGGAGTCGGCGAACCTATTGGCCATGGTAAAATTATCTACCTTCTTATTAAACTCACTGATAAGGTTGGACTTATACTCATTTACCTGCTCATCTGTCATATTCATATCGGAGGCTATATCGCTGTTAGGTATAGATTCGACTACCGTCCTGAAATTCTCCTTCGTATCATCCAGCATCCCCATCTCCGAATCATAACGAAGACGATTGAATACGGCGTCACTAAAATCCTTGTTTATGATCCTACCATCACTCTCGTACGATGTGTCTACGCCAGATAATTGAGCGTTAAGAGCCATACTGCCACGAATAGCACGGACAGCAGCCTCGGTCAAGGCGCCGGCATTGGCGTTGTAGGCCTCCACCATCCCCTCGTTCCGGGACATGTCTTGGCTCCATTCCTTTATACCTCCAAAGGTCTTTCCACCCATAACCGATCCGATAATCATACCGATGCCGATCTCCTTCCAGCCTTGACTAGACCCGTATGTTTCCTTGAACCCGTTCTTTATAGCCTCCATATAACCTATGTTCTGACGGATAGCCATAGGATTGTATCTTGATTCTACCCAATCCTCGGCGGACTTGCTAGCCACTCCCTGAAGACCTTCCTCATAAAGACCTTCTGACACTGGGCGCTTGATAATATTGAACGTATTCCCGGCTATTTTCTGCCATTTCTTTGGCGTTATGGTTCTTAACATACCGTTATCCATCCTCTCAGCCCCTACGCCAAATATATTGCGTTTTATAAACTTATCCACGCCAAGATCCATGCCGAACATATCACCGAACATAGCTATATTGGATAATGACAATATGCCGACGTTGGCGGCGAATACAGCATTAGCGGCATTGGCATTGTCAGCCCTGAACTTCATAAGCTCCTCATATGGGACTTCCCTTCCATAAGCGTTACGGTAAGACTGCCTGAAATTCTCCTCAGCCTCCATCAGCATGCTTCTGGCCTCGACAGACGCCTCCCACGAGGTAGATGTGCCAAGGAAAGCGAGGGTGTCCAGTCCCTTGCCTATCCTCCGTCCCGTACGGGCGGCCCTAAGGTAGACGCCGAACGCTTTCTTGGTATCCGAAGCCGCTTTGCCTATCCTAGCCAAAGCCACGCCCGCCCTAGCTCCCGTACGAGCTAAGTTCATCAATCCAGCGCCGGAATATACGGCTGACGATAACATGGCTCCAACGGTAAAAGCAAGACCGGATAAAAAATCGTTAGACCAGAAATTAGCCGTGGTCATGCTTTGAAGGAAATTCATATCCCGCTCCTCACGATTGTAATAATGAGCAAGACCGTAATCCATCTTCTTGTCCTGATCATCCAACCATCTCGTGAAATCGTTATCAAAAACAGCGTTAAAATTACCTCTGGATACACCGGCGTAAATACCATAAAAAGGCTGAATAACACCACCTAATCCATACAAAGCGGTCTTACCTGCAAATTTTCCCAAACCTCTCATCCATTTTTCAGTCCTACCTTGACTCCTAGATAAACGTGTGTCGTTATCTACACCGGGGATATAAGACTCGTATTTAGGTATCCAAGTACCGCTACTAAGTCGATACCTTGAATCCTCCAACGATATCTCCGGGCCAGTAAGATTAAACCTGCCCTTATAGCTTTGATCAGAAGCCATATATCCTAATGGGGACATATGTTTCATATCATCATAATAATTTGTCTTAACAGTATTCTTGATCCTCTCCGACAATGACGGTATCTGGGACTTTGATCTCTCGGAAGCGGAATACGGATCCAATACCGGAGGCAGGTCACGATCCGGTATATCATAGGGATCCGTACCAATAGCCTTTATATTATCTACGTTTATGGTAGGATATCTGTACTTCTCGGCAAGATCCTTTCCGTTAGAGGTATTATTATAGATTTCCATTGTTTCCATTATTTCCACTATTTCCGTTATTCCTGTTTCTTATCTCCTGATCAATCATATCAGCTATGGGCGAGATGAAGCTCTCGAAATCATCAGTAGCAGATCTTCCCTCGCTCCTCCAATACACCTCATTCTCCTTGCTAAGTATCTGTTGCCATGCCATGACCAAATAATACTGCGGGCAGAAGTCGATCTTCCTTGCTACCTCATCAGCATAGTTAACGCCATCCAGATCAATTGAATACAACGGGGTATTACCCTCTCTAGCCCCTCCTTTGCTATATATATCAACATTTATCCCAGAAGAACCATTATTATACTTATATCCGGAAGCCCTTAACTCGTACATAGAAGCGTTATCGAACAACACGTCAGTAGCGATCATCATCTGATTCTTCCTGATATTACCGTCATTTATATTCGTAAACATATCTATATAAGGCATTACCGTGTCCTTGGCCCCGCTAGCGTAAGCGAATGGAGCTACCAACAATGACTTAGCCATCTTCCCATAAGCGTTGTTGCTTGAGCTGGCGAAAGATATGGGTACGACACCGGAATCATAGGTCTCGGACGGGATGCTTACATCCTCTTTGTAGAAAGTAAGTCCATTCGCAGCCAGATCAGCCTCGCTTACCTCAACAACAGATCGACCATCACCTCCATTATTGCCAATGATCTGATAATTACCATCACCTATAGGGGATATGGTAAACGTTATCTTCGTATTGGCATTATCCTTATCCTTAGGAATAAAACCGCCACCACGGGTAAATAGGTCACTAACCTTTATATAATCATACTCGGCTTTGCTTTTAGACGGATAATCACCGGAGAAGATATACTCACGCTCGGCGTACTCATGACGATATTGTCTCAAGTAATCCTCGCCGGCTCGCTTGGCGTCATCAGCCAACCTTCCCAGATCGCCACGACTCCATTTGTGCCTAAACACATCGTATTGTTCTTTCTGCATTTCGTCATACATGGCCTTAGCTACGGCCACATTCCTTTTATTGCCATCAGACAGCCCATCAGTCAGCACCTTTATCATATTACCGTCATCAGAAACATCCATAGGAATAAGAGATAATAAATTAATATCATCCAATGTCAATGACGTACCCATCAAATCATTTATCCTATTCACCAATACAGCCGCCTCTCCAGAATTGACATCCCCTAAAACAATAGGGTTATGGACACCAGGAGTGGCCGCATGAATAAGATCGGTCATTTTAACACTATTACTAAGAATAGAGCTATATGCCGATAATTTAGCCCAATCATTTAATGTTATGTCATTTATCCCATCTATATCAAAAACCTTATCACCATTGCTGTTGATATCTTCAAGATTAAATGTCCCAAATCCGTAACTAACATCTATGCCTGATCCACCAAAAGATTTAGCCTCTTTCTCGACTATAGCGTCAACGCCATCCAAAACAGCGTTCTCCGCCTTATTGAATCCATCATTGATCTTATTATACTTCCCTCTTTGAGTATTTAACCCAAGAAGCTTCAGGTAACTATCCTGACCATTGTAATCAAGCAACTCGTTCCTTGACCCTCCATTGGCCTTGAAATAAGCCATGATAACCTGATCGTTATCCATATCCTTGACCACGTTACTATTCTCAGGATCAGACGCCCATGCGTCGATCTTCCTTCTAGCGTCATCTGATAATGACTTAACGAAATTACCCATGCCGGTAGTTACCGCCTTCTCGTTGGCTATGAACCCGTTTATGAACTCATCGCTTATGCTCACATCGTCAAGGTTTGCGCTCTTGGTAACCACGGTAGGCCCGGTCGTGTCATCACCTCCGCCACCTCCATTCTCCGACTTGCCCGATTTGCTGGCTCTCATCAACGCTGCTTTCTCCATGGCTAGATTATGCCTTTTTGTCTCATTGAACTTAGCCCTCTCCATCATCTGTTGATTAGCCTTGAAATAATAATCATCAACACCAAGCGTCTCGTATGAGTTATTATAAGACCATCGTAACCCCACGCCACGAAGGAACTGCTGCCTCACCATGAACATGCCGGCCCGCTCCGGACTGTAGTTGCTGCCGATAACGCCCTCAGCCTCCTCCACGAAATCATTTTTCTGCTTGGTGATATCCGCCAGCTCTGACTCCAACCTAGCCTTTTTGACCTTATCATTGCCAACGCCCTTTAGCTTTGCCCGTATAGATTCTTCCTTGGCACTAAAATCATCAATATACCCTTTAAGGAAATCAGAGGTACTCTGGACATTGAATAGGTCAGGATTCGTCCTAGCCATATACCTACCCTCTAGTTGCATCTGAGCTTTGCCGTTCTCTGATATGGAAGCCATGGCTATATCCCTGACTTGAGCATAGCTTATTTCATCTATATACATCTCACGCATCTCCCCCGTCCTGTTACCATTGGCATCAATCACCGGCACATTGACTTTCTTTCCCTTATTAAGGGAGATGAAGTTCTTCATCTTCTCATCAACCTCAGCGTGATAATCCGTATAAGGAGTATAATGTATAGGATTAAGACGTGTTCCTACCTGACCGTCATTCATCCATGCCACGGCATCGGCGAAAGCCTCAGCCTCGTTTATAGGACTATACATCTTAGGATTATTCAATTTCATATCCTCCATCTTCTCACTAAACGACCGGATCTCCCTAGTGCCGGCAATGGCATTCAACACACGGGTATCCAGAGCCTCTCCAAGACGAGCCTGTATACTTCTGGCTATACCATCAGAAGCCAGATTAGATTTACGATACACGTTATTCACGTCCTGTATCAATCCATTTAACCTATTCTGAAGATATTCCCTATCCTGAGGTTTTATAATGTCAGAATTGATAATATAATCAGCATACTCGTTTATAGCCTGCCGATTGGTATCTATCTTCTGCTGCATGTATCCCATACCCTGCATCATGACATCCATGTTGTAGGGTGATACGTACTTGCCGTAATTCCTTAATATACTATATTGTGAAGCCATCCTTTATCCTTTCTTGCCTTTAGTTACTTCCTGAGCGGGATATAATCTCCTATAACTCAATATATCCCCTTGAGGATCAGCGATCAGCTGCCCATTAGGACCGATCTTTACATCCCCGAATATAGATCTTAATGTATTCATGGTCGTAGCCGTATTCCACTTCTGCTGAATCTCATCATTGACGCTATCGAAATACCTAGCCCAGTTCTCGTCATTTATAGCCAATCCCTGCAATATCCGTTGTTGATAAGCTTGACGTTGGGCTATGTTCTTGTCGTAAGTATTCGCCCATGATTGAGAATTGACATTATCAGCCCAAGTCCTTTGAGCCACATTTCCTTGTTCTACCTCATTTATATACTTACCTATATTGGAACTCATGATAGCCTGTAAATTGGAAGATAAAGCCCCTCTCTGGGAATCCGGGACATTACCCATCTGATCCAATTGTGATTGGAAAGCACGATTAGCCTCAACCATATACTGATCAGCCGATCTCAACACCGGGTCCACGGTAGGAGCGTAATGTCTTTCTAGACCTTCCGTTGTCACGGCTCCCGGAGTCATCCTGAACACCTCAGGAAAGTCAAGACCACCACCTACTATATTCCTGCCTCCATTGCCGCCGTTCGACTTACCGGCATTTGTGTTGGTTTTAGGAAGTGTATTAGAATCAATCAGCTCAGGCATATCCAGCTTAACATCAGGATTCTCCACATCACCTATATCCATAGGACCGGGAGCCACCTTATGAGGGTCAAGTATAAAATCAAGACCTTCCATTCCCTTCATGGATCTCAATGCCTGCATCTTAAGCATATCCTCCCCAAGGATCTTATTAACAATATCTTTATTCTTGTCAGAAAACAGTTGACTGAAATGAGTGATACCAGCGTCATTAAGAGCTTTATGTTGTTCCTCTGTAACAACATCCAGACCGATCATAGGACGAGATGAGGAATATTGACCAAACTTATTGTCTCTCATCCTATCATGATATGAGGCTTTCTTATCTTCCGGGTAATTACCTTGGCTATCCTCGCCTCCAAAGGAAACGAGTGTCGTATAATCCCGAAGCGCCTCTGCGTTGGCGATGATCGGGTTCTCCGCCGTGGCCAAGCCCATCCACCCACCAGTAGTGCTGTATATAGCATCCTGAAGAGCCTTGGCGGCAGTAGCCTTCGGAGCGCTCATATAAGCATCATAAGCCAAAGGCATGAACGTCTTATAATACTCCAGCCTCTCATCGGTATTAATACCGCCATAGGAACCATCCTGACCCTGACGTTGATACCCGAACGTGTTATCCTTATTATTGTACTTGTTCTCTACAGGACGGAAAGTAAGTAGGTAATCGAATAAAGAACTACCACCTTTCTCCATCTTCTGACGAATACCAGCCACTTTCTTAAGCAATTCTTTCTTAGCATCGGCTATATCCTCCTCCGTAAGACCGTATTCTTTCATGGATCTGAATATGATGTTATCTATCTCACCACCCTTAGCGAAATACGTATCCTCATCCTTCTTCATCTTCCGGTCTTCCTGCTCTTTGTATATGACATTAGCGAAGTCCGTAAATCTTCCCTCTAATCCATTAACGGTATCGTTGCTATCATTTATAGCCTTAGATAATACGGAGGCGTTTAAACGCCTCGTATTCTCGTCATCTATCTTATCGTTCTTCTTCAGCTTCTCCAGCGCCTTTTTCTGATCATCGTAAACTGATTTAAGACCGATCTTAACCTTATATCTATCCATTAACGTAGCGTACGTATCCTTTGGTGTAGCCTTAATACCATACGTATCCCTAATGTATTTAGCGAAGTCCGGCTCTATGGTGGTGTCATCGGTAATAACCTCCGTACCCTGCTCCAAAGAAACAGGCGTTCCCCCATCGGCGTGCTTCTGCCCCATGGCCTCCATCGGCGCCTCTCCGGGCTGCTCCACGTACTCGCCCTTCTCTACCTCTACGTTGGCTTGATCTTCCATCGACTTAGGTAACGGATATAAATACTCTCCGGTAAGGCTACCGCTATCGAATCTATTATTAGGCCCTAGATAAACACCCCCACCATCCTTGTACTGCATCTGGGATTGCCTTCTTTGTCTGGCCTCACGCTCCTGAGCTAACCTGATATTGGTACGGGTGCCTTTCTCAGACGCTATCCCGGAAACCACGTTACGAGCCAACCCCATGATACCACTAATACCTGATGCTATGGTAGTTATCGTATTAGCTGTTTTAGCTCCAGTAGATAAATCACCATACCCCTCGCTTCTCATACGCCCTATACCACGACCCATCTGGGTAAACCTAGATCCTATATCATCAGCGCCATAATAAGGTATGGCGGTAAAGTCAAAAACATCCGTGCTGCCAGACTCGTCAACCTTCTTATTACTGTCAACGATAGCGTTCAAATCACTTGTATCAATGGTATTAATATCAGGATGCTGAATATCAAATCCTATCCGGGTAGACGAAACCAAAGGCTCCACTCCAATACCCTGAAGACCAACAACATTACCGGGCATAATAGGGGTGACTTCCCCAGCCTCTTGATATTTAGGTATCTTCCTCTTGATTACATATTTGCCCATATCAAATTAATTTCGTTCTGACACAAAGATAATTTAAAAAAACAGAGACTCATCATTTTACAACGATGAGTCTATCAACAAATATTATTATGCACAAAATTTAAATATAATATTATATGATATTATGATTTACTAACGCATTGTAAATGATATCATCTATTTCTCCATTATTTAAACATTCCAATGCTCTTTTCCTTATTTCATCCATCTTTGATTTCTTATAAGCGTCATATGCCTCTTCTTTAGTATCATACGTACCTATATTAACCCGTCCCCTATCCAATGTCGATAAACTAGCCCTATATCTACTACCCCTAAGGACAACACCAGTAGGGCAATCCCTAATTCTAATCCTCTTATAAGTTAACAATGAATTTAAGTGATGTGGAACAAAACAGCATGTATTTGGACTATATATTTTAGATGCGCCACTAAGTATATCTTTATCCAATTCATATCCATCCTTATAATTAACATCAAACCATTTTTTAAACTTGCTAAAATACAACCAATCATCACAAACCTTAACCCCCACATAAGTAGGTCTTCTTTTCTGTTCTCTTTCAGAATAACATCTAGCTAACATTTTATTCCATATTTCATAAGCTAATGTTTTCTCCATCCCAATCATATCATTTATTCCAACCCCATACTTTATACTCTTGCTTTTATCCGCTTTACATTTAGGGCATCCTACTCCCCTAATGTGATTAAATGGAAGCTGGTAAAAAGAACCATGTATAGGACATATTATCTCTATTGGTATTCTAGCCCCCAAATAGTTAGATTTACTATAATCATATCTTTCTCCATGACATGACATAGCTCTATCAACAAAAACACTTTTCTTTGACTCCATTCTTTTAGATCCCCCTATCCATTTACTACATTCGGGACAACCTTGGCCATTCAAATGATTGTATGGTCTTTGGGTAAAAACACCATGATCTTTACATATTATTTTCACTGGAGTTCTGTTATTGACATAATCTACTAATGAATAATCATACAAACCATTATGTATCTTTAACGATCTTTTTATAAAATCATCTTTATCCAATTTTTTCATACAAACTTTTTGTCAAATATAACAAAACATTTACAAACTACAAAAGGCTATAACAGAAATAACGTCAATCATTATATCTACTCATGCCTTTTATGTTAAGGCTTAACCCCGGTATCATGTTAAGCACCAACTGTCTTTTCGCATGTTCCTTACGCATACGCTCAGCTTCCGCTATCTGCGCCTCTGATTGAGGATCATTCTTAATATTATTAGCGATGTCCTCTATAGCTTTCTTATTGGCTCCGGATTGAGCTAGCATCTTATATAACAGGTCTTGACCCTCCTTTTCCCACCAGCTGTCCATGGTAGGGCTGGAAGCCAAAGAAGGATCGGCGGGGGCTACCGTCTCAGGCACGGGCTGCTGACCTCCGTCCCCCATGCCCGAATCCCGCTGCCCGAACTCGTATCTCATTGGCTCGTTCTCCGGGACACCGTATCTATTGGAGAACATATCGGCGAACTCAAGCCGCTTCTCATTTCTTAATGTCGATCCAAGAGGCCTACCGTATCCTTGATTCCATGCCACGGTAGCGTCCTTGTAGTTGACGGCGTTATCGAAATCGGATTTAGAATACATATAGTAATTATATACATTACCTTGAGCGTCCTTGTCAAAAAACTTTCCTTGATTGATGTAATTCCAACCTAACCCCGGGACCTTGCCTTGATACTCATCCACGAGATAATCCAACTGCTGTGTCAATGTCGGTTTCTTCCCATACCTGCGCTGTAGCTCCTTCTTCCTCGGTCCAAGCCATTGTTGGATGCCAAAATCACCGGCGGCTCCTAGGGCTTCGGTGTCCCCTCCGGACTCGGCGGCGATGTTCGATAGGATGCCGATAGCTTGAGTTTGTGGTATCCCTTTCTTTTCTGTCAGATAGTCCCATATCTCATCATACACAACCATCTTACTATCCTCTGATCTACTAGGATCAATAACGTATTTACCAGCACCATAATCTCGTTCTGTATTTACCGGACCTCCATCCTCCTTATCCTCCAACTTATTCTTAGACATAATAGCGTTACGGATAAGAGCATCCTTCCCGCTTTCCAGAAGAGGATTATGATCCTCAAACGACCCTCTCTCCTCAAACTTATCGCCTATAGCGTCTAGTACATTTGTGGCTACGTTTACAGGAAATTCCTGATCGTCACCATGAAAATCGTATACGTCATAGACACCTAACCTTCCATCCGGACGCCTATAAATTGTAAAATTACCAAATCCTGACAATGGGGTAAGATCACCAGCAGCTTCGGGATAAAAATCGTATTCAGAAAAAACCGTAGGCTTTCCAGATCTTACCGAATTACGATTCTTCTCAAAAACATCTACCCATTCTCTAGACTTTTTCAAAAGCTTCAGCCTACCATAAGCATCATCTGTAGCCGGCTTATCAGAGCCATATATTTCTTGCTCCGTATCATGTATTTTCTTATCTAACCTCTTTATCTCATCCTTAGTGTCACGATTGAACATCTTCTCAATATCAGTAATGACATTATCAGGAATCCGTATCTCCTTATTATTGCCATCTAGATTATTAGGTTGAGATAAAAATCTCGCCCATAGTTGATCGCTATATTCATCAACGTTAGCCTTCCCGTTTCTGCCATATATAAACTCATTGACCTTGTCAGGAAGGCTAGCATTTGAAGCCACCACATCGGGGGTGACATTCTCGTACAATCTTCTTCTTATGGCATTACCTAAGATATCTTTTAAATACGAAGCCTTATCAGATACATCCTGTCTTACATACAACGGATCATCACCAATAGGCCCACCATCCTTATATTTAACCTTGAAATCAAAATTGCCAATATATTTCTTTACATTATTGATATAATCATTATCATCAGGAGAAGCCTTGCCGTTATTCAATAACCTTCCCTTACCCATCCATTTATAAAGCAAGGCGTCGAATTTGTCTATATCATTACCTTTATTATCCTTAAAGCCACGACCGACAACCTCATTCTTGTATATAGACGCCAAACGCAACATGGTAGCTATACCTGAATTATATGGCTTTAGGATATTCTCCTTATCTATACCAAACTTATTATATATCTTCTTTGTCTCATCATTATCACCTTCTATCTTTATCTGTGTTATACCCTTCGAGTTATAAGACCTGTCATTCCATCCGTTACCATTTAACAACGACCTGAATCTCTTGGCTATATCAACGCCTTGATCACCGATAGCTTGTTTCCCTATATATCTTGCGGATACACCAAACTTAGTCTCCTGCTCGGCGATACCCATGGCAAGCATAGCCATCCTATCATAAGTGTAGCTATCGATATCGAACTCACTCATGATACGTTCCTTGTTATATGATATAGCGTCGCTATATTCCTTTATATTGCCCAGCTTATCCATTTTGGCTATATTATCAATGGCTGATATAACACCAAGGAAAGCGTTGCTAGAATTGACGCCATTCTTTGAGTCATAAGCGTTATAAATCCATTTAGGCAAGATATCAGGAGATATATCACTATTTTTTACGCTTATATTCAATGGCCTAAAATCCTTGTTTATATGAACATTATAATCATCCCAAAGTCTCTTCTCACCGGAATCCTCGCCATAAGGGTTATCCGCTATATAATTAAGCGACCCCTCACGAACGACAAACCTACTTCCCTCTTTCTCCGGAAGTGTATAAATAAAATCACCCTTCTTTATAAAATTATACAGCTCATTCCCCGTATTCCCAAGAAGCCTGATACACCCATTAGATCCTCTTCCAGCAGAAGCCTCATGATGCATAAATGACGATATATCATGATCCCACTTGCCTGTCTTAGGATCAAACCTGGCTCTCTGGAACGATTTCTGGCCATGATACTCGCCTATACCTGACACTCTTGTTATGCCGGCCGGAGTAGACATATTTCCAGCTCCGGCGATAAGTTTTTTATCCTTCGTCGTCTTGGTATAGGTATTATAATCATCGCCAGAAGCACCTACACCTATATTATTAGTGCTATAAAGAATATCCCCGCTCGGTGAATAAACCGTTAGTTTTTTATTCTTCTTATCCACAATAGCATAATTAGATTTATGATCGACGCTCTTGATTATATCCTCATCGCTCATCTTATTGATCTCAGCCTCCCTGGATATTATATCCATCAAATCATGATCCTCTTTCTCTATTGACAGCGATGGGTCTGAAACCTTTATCTTATCACCTATCTGTATCTTGTTGATATCAGGGATATCCCTATTCCACGATATAATATCGTCTAAAGATAATCCCAATCTTTTGGCTATACTCCAAAGAGTATCGCCTTTAGATACGGTATACATCTCTCCTCCATCAGCTTTCCGTTTAATCTTCTCTCCCCATAACCCATATTTCTCCCTAGGCCATATGCCGTCTATGGCATCCACATAACCAACGGGATGTTCCCCTTCCAGACGCCGGTTTCGCCGCTCGTCCGCCGGGTACAGGGCGTTGGCCAACGGCTGCGTGATATGACCCAACCCCTCATCCTTGGAACTCGACATAGCATCCACCACAGTCCGATATACAGGTCTTAATTTCTCAGGTAGATATAATCCCGCCTCATCAACCAATTCACCGATCTTCTTATTTATACCCCTGAGGCTGAAATTATAATTACCCATACCGTTATTCAACGGGGACAATGTACCTCTTATCCCATTCATGCCTTTAACTGCGGCTCCTCCGCTAAGGATATCAAACTCCGGGGACACGTTTCTCAAAGGACTATCATCCATACCTCTGAAATACATAGGACGCTCACCTCTTACGACACGATCAAGATCCTCCTTATATAAATCCTTTATCCACGATGGGATTTCCTCCGGTTTATTCTTCTTAGACATATATTACGTTTTTCACAAAGATAACCATAATATCATAAGCCTAAAAACACGAAACGGGTACATAATAAATCATGTACCCGTTTATACGCTAATGCATGTGATAAGCAGCCAAGGCTCCTTTAGCTTTCTCCTTAGACTTGTACTTAGCCGGCCATAATTTACCGGTCTTGTTACTGACCACTCGCCAATCACTCCCTACTTTCTTGATACATCCTGATTTAGGGCATTTGCCCTTCTTTTTACTGCTAGTTTTCCCTGCTGCCATAACATCAAATATTTAAAGGTATATAATCACCTCAATAAACTTTCTCATCGTTGCTAAACCAACGTACTATCATCTTGAACCGGCTCTCAATGTCATTCACGAACCTAGCCAAGAACCAATCGCCACGAAGACGATCCCGCCACCTCCGATGATAATCGACAGCCCTGGGGTCGATCTTACGGTCAATGTCATTCACATCCTTAACCCATATCGGAAGATTGTTCGTATCGTCTTTGACCTCGTTAAAATAGTCATTTATATTTATCTTCTGATCAACCTCCGTCACCAGTATCTCACGGCTATCGTCATTGGTTACAGGATACCTTAACCGCTGGCTCATATCGTTCTTGTCGGCGATAACCATCCGAAGCTCACCGCTGTTGTTGGTATCATTATAAAACCATGCCTTATTAAATCCAGTAGTCCTAAGAATTTGGTAATTAACCTCATCCTGATATCTTCTGGCATCCATCCGATATTGGTAGTTGGTGAGGATCTTATTCACGTACTGCTCACGTACCGGAACCTCTATAACAAACGGATATAGCTTACCATAAAATACTTGATACGATTGGTTGGTCAAACCATGAGACCATAAACCTATCTCCTGACTTTCACTTGAGTAGTTCTTTCCGGACTGGAAATAATGCTGGTGCTCGATATAATAATCAGGGGTGTAGGATAAATATGATTTCCACTCACCCTTCAGGCAGTTATACCCAACGGTGAACGAGACGTCCGTGAAATGGCTGGTGTCCTGCAACTCCACCGCCTGTCCGTTCCTGTAGAACCGGCCGCCACGGAATTGGTACTCGCTCGGATTCCCTACCGGTATATAATCTTTCTTGGTTATCAGAACCCTCTTAAACCTATTATCCCAACCCATGGACAACCCTATACCAAAAAACTTGTTATCAATATCATAATAAGACAACTCAGCGTCCGTATCAGCGTTATATATCCGGCTACGGATGATCTTCATCTGAAGATGCTCCTTAAACCAGTTTCTAAGCCCCGGTGTGACCTCCGTAAGATTCCTACCATTAGAGTCTACCTTAAACACCTGACCACGCCTTAAATCGACCCAAAAATGCCCAAACTCGCAACTGATCATATCCCGACTCTGGGTCCCGGAATATCCTAACGTCGTATTATTATACTCGATACCACGAGAGGCGAAAAGACCACCTGTCCCTAGCTCGCTATTCTCCGGGGATATTCTCTCCGCCAATACGTCTATGGCGTTATACAGCCCTACCTGATTCTCGAAGCGAGCCAGTATCTGATCCGACTCTATCCCTTTCATGCTTATAAGCTTTCCGAACGAGGTCTTGAACTCATGGTAATCCATAGGCTTGTACGACAGCCAAGGATCGGTCATGCCGTTCTCCGACACGTCGGCGGTGCTCCATATGACGCCGTTGGGTCTTTGGTAGGCGCAGTCCCAAAAATTGCTATCATACGTCTCCGGCAACGACCTTCCGCCTAGCGTAAAACGATTCTTATACACAGGGCTCATCTTAAACACATTATCCCTTGATATAGGGACATTACGCTCCTGAGTCCATGATATATAATCCCCCACCTCCGGATAGAACCCCTCGTAAGGCTCAGGTCCGGCTATACGGAAATTGCAATTGATCTCAGACTCCACAAGAAACTGAGGTATGCCATAGAAGTATAGGAAGAAACGACCGCTAAGATACATATCTCCGGTCTTGCAAACCATCTCATAAGCGCTCTTCCGGCTAGGGAAAGAGTATAGCGATCCGGTATCCGTATCGGTCTTATTAAGATAATCCTCCCCGGTATCGTAATTGACGAAATAACGGGGATACCCGATGTTTCGATAATCGTAATAAGGGAATGGTATCATGTCCCCCTGACCGAACTGAGTCAAATAAAACATAGGCATCTTCCTCTTAAGCGAGAATCTTGATATAAATACATCACCTCCAAAAACAGGTTTACGCTTATTCTCATCCATCAACCCGCAACCACCTAACGATACCCACCTGATATCCTCTATCTGCCCGTATTGAGCCGGAGAATATTTCTTTATCCTCATATAAGGGCAGGATACGAAAGATTCACGTGTCATAAAATGAGGCGTCATACCAGCCACCTCATCGTTACGAATATTACACTCATCCTGAATACGGCTGGTATCGTAACTTGAAACCAACTCCGGATATTCAAGCATATATTTATCCATACCAAATGACATGAACAATGAATGCTCACGATCGAGGTTGTTTATGATAATAGGCTTACCGCCTACGGTCTCCCCTTGCGAAGAGATATCTGTTACCGGATATAACCCGCTCTTGATATATTTAGTCGTTGACAATCCACGTAACTCTGACTCCCCTATTTTTTGGTAAAATAAATTATAATGAGCGACAGAAGTATAATAATAAGCATAGTTCCGTCTAGGTCCCCTATCTATCAATGCCGTTAACCACTGATACCTGTACTTGCCTATATCCACCACGGACTGGGCTGTGGCCTTGGCGATACCCGTAGCCAGACGGATAGCCGTCAGCGCTATGCCGACAGGGTTGGCTAAAAAAAACACGCCTCCACCGACATATTGTTGGGACGCCGATTGATATGTATATTCAGCTATAGCGGATATTAAATTAGCCATAGCCTCCACCGTAGCCAATGACGTTGCCATACTATAAGCCTTACTTCCTAATATCGTCCATTTAGGGTGATCCTCCACCTCCCTGAATATACCGGAGGATTTACCTAATTGATAACCATCAACAAGGCACTCAGTGGGAGCATCAGGCTTGTTGAAGGCAATATCAGGGCTTAAGAATGAATACCAGATATTACCCTTCCTGTTAAACGGATGCGTTATAAAATTCTCACGATTAATATCCTTATAGATATACATATCATCAGACAAATCATTGTAAGGATAATTAGGATAAAGGTTAGCCGATCCGTCGGGATCATCGTACTTAAACATATCATAAGCCAGACCGGTACCGATAACGCTCTTATCCAATGTCCTATCGCCCCTATACAACTCATATCCTATTATGGAATCCCTTCTATCCTTATCTATAAGGCCATTCTCTACCGCTATATCCAGAAACTCATTAACGATATCGTCATCAAGCATCACCCCCATAGGATAAATATAGGAGTCAACTCCATATTGACCGGTCAGTTGAGACGGATTACCCATAAAAGGAGCGACAGAGTTATCCGGGAACTTGTAATGACGTATAGGTTTCTGACAAAATGTGGTTGACGTATTGGGGTACTCAGCGTTATCCCCATTACCAGTGAAGTAAGACTTACCCTCAACGGATTTAGGAGACCCATAGTATTTCGTCAAAGAATCTATTATATCCTTCCTCTTCGATCCTCCCGACGATATCCCGATCTTACTTGAATCATACAACTCAAAATTAGCCGGATACTTATTGATAGATTCCCAATAACCAAAATCACCATACTGATAAGGTCTAGGAGCACAATCAGCGGGTTTATCTCCACATGAGATGCATTTCGCCTCATATGTGACAAATCTCCTTAATTTCAGTTCTTTCGTAAAGAAGAATACGTATTTCACCTCCAGTGGCCGAATGCCAAAACAGAACGGGGCAGGGAAAATGGCGGTGCCGGCCGTATAGAATCCTGCAAGTTCCTTCATGTCCTGCCTCATGGCGAAACCGGTGAAGAACACACATACCGCTGGCTCAATACAAACATATATCTTATGGAAAGTAGTCTTGTCATCATTCCAGAACAAGTACTTTGGCATCATAAATATCTTATGATCCACGTAATTCACTATAACACCTTTCTTGGCATCATTAGCCAAAGGATTAGGAGCCACGGTACCTTCCTTATCCGAGAAAAATGTTATACGAACCTTGTTGTATGATGATGAGTCACCGATCGGATAATTATAGTTACCCATCATCTCTATATACATAATACCGTTATCAGGATCGGATAAACCGCTTACGTATTTTTCGTAATCCAACTCCACCCATCTGGCGTATGAGGATACATGTGGATAGAACTTGAAATAAGTCAAGTTGCTTCTACCGAACCAATTGGTCTTGGCGTCAATATCATTCTGCACAGACACACGATCTTCCCAATCAGTAGATATGCCGGTATTGAACTTAGAGTTATCACCATCACCAAAAAGACACATGGCGTTCTCAATACCAAACTGACTCTCATATTGAGGGAAGTACTTTTTCATTGAATCCATCAATATATCAAGCATAGTCTCGGTATGCTTCTTGCCTTCCCACCCATCGCCTTGGAATAAGAACGTACATTTACCCAATGACCTACCTCCTTGGAACGTGGGTAGTTGAACATCATCAATAGTAGGATTCACGTAAGGATCACCTACCGAACACCCATTAGTACATATACCCTCATCATATAACTGCCGGACATTAGACATATCCTGACACAAGACCAAGGCGGAGGAGTCTATATCAGACGGGAATTTATCCTCATCCTGACCATCCAACCATTCCTGAACCAGATCTATGATATTCTTACCTCCACTGGAGTAATTATCGAAATCACACAATACAGAGAATTTCCTTTGTGACTCGGCGTTACTTTGTATTAAGGTGGTAGGCTCGGTCTCCGTATAATCACTAGCCAGCTTATATGTAAAATCAATCCTAAAATCCACCAAAGAGTTTTTATCCAATATAGTCCTGGTCTCTATCCTCTCGATATCATCACATCCACTAGGGAAATCGGGAGCCTTTATACCGTCTTGATCCTCTGGCAATGATATAGCAGCGCATAACTCGTCAGTAATACCTACATTAGATTCTATGATATCACACAGGTTCTCTATATTATCAGCGATATAATCAATAGCATCATCTACCGTAACATCTTCCCCCATCGTATTGATAACGAATTGGGTCTCTCCTACCGTGGCATATTCCTGCTCTACATATCTGAGTTGCTTGACATCTAGCTGATTCTTGCATTCTCCTCCAAAATCATCAAATCCCCAAGACGGGTCGTTTATGATCTTTGCCGTATTCTTAAACTGCCAAAGATGACGGCGGCTGTTCCCGGCGCACTGCGGGTTGTTCTCCAGCACCGACGCAGCCGACAGGTCGTCAGAGTTACCGTCCTCATCAACGATAACCTCCATCTCCTCCCTTGTGGCCGGACGAGGGATAAGCGGGAATCTAGCTGTCCTGTATCCCGTATTGGTAAAGAATCTTATACCCAACGGATATACCTCGTCACGCATGAAAGAGGCGTATTTAGAGCAAGCCACACCGTCTTTATACAAATTCTCCGTGGCTATAGATGTCTGCCATTTAACGAAATGACCCAAGAAGTTAACGACCGGTTGAAGATTCCATTCATTCTCCACGGTCAAGCCGTATTGAAGAAGACGATTCCCGACAGACGTCATGCCTCTGGCTGTCTTATATACCGGTATTTCCTTGGATAACTTCTCCATGGTCGTACGCTCGCTATACTGATCCGTAAGGTAATAGATGGTCCTTTCCGTTATCGGATGTATACCTTCTATGAAATACTCAAGAACCGGGCTTTGCTCGCCATTATATCCAACGGTGTTCTGTATAACACCTACCTTATAATGAGATACCTGCTTATCTATATTGGATACAGTAAGCCGGATACCCATGTTGGTTGATTTGCCCCATAAGCCATCACGAATGACTATATCCTGACGATCGAATATCATGATAGGGTTGGTCAATGAGCAATATCCGGTCTTCTCTATCCCGAACTCATCGCACAACGCCACGCAGAACTGGTAGGTCCCGGCACGCAGGCTTCCCCCGAACTCCACGACCTCAGGCTCCACGCACGGGGCCGTCAGCAGCGGGAATACCAGTAGCTTCTCGCAAGCCAGCCTACACCTCTCTATTGGCTTATCATCCCCACATGTCTTATATCCATGATAATGATACCAGAAGTCACCATCATCATCCGGATTAAGTGCCTTGTCAACCATAACATATCGCTGGGGGTTATATCCATCAGTCCAGTATATCACCTTACCACACTTCTCATCCTTGATCTCTATATCAAAGATCGGGTGATGAATGGAAAAGTTAAGACAAGGGTCATCGGTCCCATCCTCTATCAACACCTCCATCAAATCACATATCTCATCGAAACGACCATCCGACTCCTCAAGCCTCTCGCCAAGGATACGATGAATATCTTTCCCTGATCCCGCTAATTGATCCTCTACGGTCTTGACATAATCCAATGACCTCATGAACGTGATCTTAGAGGTGTTGTTATCAGGATTCACCAGAAAGAAATAAGTGTTATCACCAGCTATATCATTCTTATACCCAATAACCTTATAGCCATCAAATCGCTTACATAAAAGGGTACTAGGCTCGTTCTGGATCTTAAGCTGACTCCCATCGTCACCCTCTATGGTAGCGTTCAAGGCGAAACTGTACTCAGACGGGGATAGGTCCTGTGGATGCTTATCCCTGTTCATCCCGGAATCGGGAACCGCTATATTAGAATTATTTTGCACGATGTTATGTTTTTCGCAAATATAGCAAATCCGCCAGATAATCACTTATGTAGCGGATTCTAATAAACTGTACGTATTATGCAAAACATTCAAATCGCACAAAAATAGAAAATCCTTCTGACTCTTACAAGCCAGAAGGAAAATCTAAACACTTTGCAACGTTTACCCCTAATGAAAATACAAAAACATAATAATTATGGATTTTCCCCCATGTAGCTTGATCGCTTGTCGGCGTCCTCTACGGATATGTAGAAGAACCCGTTAGTCACGTATCTCTCATTGACGTCCACAAAATCAGTAGATCCTTTGTCCACCCCTTTCTTCGATCCCTCATCACACACAGCGACCAGACTATTAAAGTCATTGGAATAACCTACGACTACACCGTGCATATCCCGATTTCGAGGATCGAATACGTACCTCATCTTACACCTATCGTAAGCTAACTCTAAAGAGCTTTTGCTTAGCCTCTCATCTAATCCAGCACCCGCTACCAAGGCCAAAACGCTCTTTGATATGTCACTCATGGTGGTATCCTTGGCCGGAGCCTTAGGTATAGAAACGCCTTCCATGACAAAATCCAACGCCTTATCTACAAGACCATCGAAATCATCATCTCTTATATAATCCTTAAGCACCTCCAGTATATATAACCGGACATGGAGTTCGTTATTGACATCATTCAATGTAATCATAATACTAGTTTTTGGCAAAGCTAGATTATTTCTGTGCAATAAAAGATCAAATATGTCATAAGCGAAGGACTAAAAAAAAATAAAAACTCCCCCATCCTCACGGACGAGAGAGCTGATAGATATTTGTATTATGAAAAAGAATAATCACTCACCTATTCTTACAATACAGTCACGAGACTCCTTGTTATAAATCATCGTACCTACCTTAGAATACAAGGTCTTTATATTTTGCCAATTATCCTCGCCGTGAGCGGATACGTTAGTAGGGGCATCACCGGTATAAACCTCCTCACCTCCTATGTTGACAAAATCATATCCACGTTTCTCCATCGTTCCGCCCTTATAAGCTGTAAATTTGATAGTTACATTCCCTCTTTCTCGACCGCCATACCAGTTGCCGTATATACCACATCTGATCTCAAGAGGTAATTTATCGTAATTATCGCCATCCAATAACGGCCCCATCTGGATCAAAGCTGCCTCATTACCTGATTCCATGTTATCACCACCGTGGATAAGATAATCACCTACCCGCTCCTGCGTGGTCTGGTACTGTTTACTCCAACCAACCAGCTTGCCGTCCACGTCCGGGAGGCCGGTGTTGTCGAAGCCGGTTGCCGTGTCGAAGTCAATGCCGTCCTCGTCAGCCCAGATATACCTAAGCACAAGGAAATCGAACTCAGGGATGATCACCACCGGAACCGACTCCTGCCTGCACACGAACGTCTTTTCTTCCTTGGTGCTTTCTTTAATCACCTTAAACGTAACTTCCCGTATCTCACCGGTCTCGTTAACATCAGCGGTAACCTTAACCTCAGCAGGGCCAGTACCACTTGTCTTATCTAAATGTATCCAATCATTTTTCTTTGCCATATTATCTTTTTTTCTTTTTAAAAAACGTATATTCGCGTCATAATCGCGGGGTGGAGAAGAGGTATCTCATTAGGCTCATAACCTAAAGATCGAGGGTTCGATTCCCTCCCCCGCAACTAAATAAATTTGATATACTTATCAAAAGTATTAGGCCACATACGCTCTTGACATACTCCCATCACTAAAGCAAATGGGATTCTTGGATACAGACGTAAGAAACCCCGATATTACTATCGCTGGAATTACTCTTGCTCTCCAATTCGGAAATGCCCTTCCGAAGTATATTACGGGCTGCAAGAACATCACGGTCGTTGATTGCGCCGCACGACGGGCATACCCACGTGCGGTCGCGTAACGACAAGTTTTTATTAACAAGCCCGCATTCACAAGTCTTTGAGGAAGGATACCATTTGTCAATCTTATGTACTATCACTCCATACTTTGAAGCGATATACGTAAGTTTGTTAATAAAAGAAGAATGACTGAGATCGGAAATCTTCTTTCCCCACAAGTGTTTCATCCCTTCAATGTTTAGATCTTCAATGAAAATATAATCATATTGTTTGCATAATTCATGAGCTAATTTCCATTGAAAATCAGATCGAAAATCGTTTATTTTACGATACGCTTGTTGAAGTTCAAACAGTCTTCTTTTTCTATTATTGGATCCTTTCTTCGCATTAGAAAACTTTCTATTTAGTTTTCTAATCTTGTTTTGATATTGCTTGAAGAATAGTGGAGAATTGATTTTACTACCATCGCTTTTAGTTAGGTAAGTTTTCAGACCAAAATCCAATCCTACAGATGCACCATCATATGTCTTTCTGTAAGAGTTTGCAGGATTATAATCTGTAACTATAATCAAACTAAAACGATAGCAGGTTTCTCTGACTATCCTTATTTGTTTAACATTACCTTCATATGCTCTACTGTATGAAAACTTAAAACGTTTCTTTCCTTTGTTGATTGTAAGGATATTACCGTTTAAGGTAAAACCTCCTTGTTTAAAAACAAAAGAGTTGAAACAATCTGATCTTTTAAACTTAGGTGGTCTCTTTGATTTTCTTTTAAAGAAACGATTATAAGATTCATCAAGACGTTCAAGTATTTCTTGTGTTGTTTGAGAATGAAGAAGATTTCTTTTAATTCTTTTAGCAAAATGCTTCTTCATTTTACCAATTGAGATATATTTCCCAAACAACTTGTAATACCTACGCTGTAAAGCTAAAGCGTGATTCCATACAAAACAACATTCACGAAGCATTTTACCAAGATACTTCGTTTTCTTGGAATGATAGATGTTGTATTTGTAGGTAATCATTTTTTTATTTACAATTTTGATTCAAAATTAATCAAACCAATTCATCCACCTTCTAAAGTATGGTGGTTTTGTTGGTTAAATAATCATAAGACAACATCCTTCTCCTATTATCCTCAGCCAGTTCCCGATAATCATTCAAGGTAATCATCGACATCTTAAGCTCCTTCATAGCCCTAGCGAACTTACCCGGTTCTTGCTGAGCGTATAATTTGTAAGCGTCACCAGCGCCCTGTACCAAACCGTTCACGGCAGCGTTCTCAAAGATCTTCATCTTGATATACGTCTCAACATAATCCTCAAGGTATCCTAACGCCGTTTCAGGTATATATGGGAGACCGTCATCATCCTTAGGCGTAGCACGATATATGATATAAATAAATCCTTCAAACCCGGTATACATAGTATTGCCAGATATAGTTATATCATAATTATCCCAATCGTACTTATCCCGATACTTGTCGGCGGCGCAATCACGCCTCAGTCCTCGACCTATAGACAGCCTTACGGGATGATGGTAATGAAATCGAACCTCGTGAGACCCGATATATATCCTCTCCGTGATCGTCTTCTCAAACTCCTCCTTACAGCACTCGGTGCAGGAGTTCCAATGGAACCCACGCTCGGTGCGCTCGACCCAGCCGATCTCGTGTTGAAGGTCAGCCTTAGCCTTGTCGCCGCCCGGAATCTCACAGACAAGAGGCTCACACCTATAGGCGTCAAGCATGTCGAAAAAATCGGAAGGCAATACCGCTTGTTTGTTGTTGGTCTTGACAACCGCCTCGGACATGACCGCTATAACACCCCCGAACCTTTTCAAGGCGATCTCAGCCCATCTATAAACAGACGAGGTATCTATAGCCCCGCTATCATCGTATTTATGTAAATCGGCCTTGATCTCGGCCAATAGCCCTTTTATAGTCATATTTAAGTCTTTTGCACAAAGATATGTATTTGAATCCGTGATACAAAAAAAATCCAGTCTACCCTCACGGGCTAACTGGATCACAAAAACTTCTACAGCTTATAAACCCATTTAACTCCAAATACCTTACTCTCCGACTCAACCTCCCGATACAAGAACTTATATCTCCTACCTGATTCCATAGCCAACCTACATTCCTTATTCAAGGCCGGAGAGATATATAGATGAAAATACTTATTCCTAGGCATAAAATCCATACACGTATGGACGTAAGAATATCCACCCGTCCCACGCCTATTAATAGTACCGGTAAGTTTATTCAGATATATCTTGCGGTTAGGATTAATCTTATGACATAGATAACCGATGTTGTTTATATAAACCCCACCCTCATTATCCAGATACTTATCACGTATGACCTTCCATATCAAGGACTGACATTCGAGAATATCATTCTTGTCCACAATCGTATGTTTCCTTCTCTTGCCGTTCTTAGACATAATAGATCTATAAAACCGAAGAAAGTACTGATCAAGTATTTTAAATGACTTTGTTTTCATATCACAAATATAACGATTTCATCCTAATACAATAAATTTATACACAAAAATACACCGCCTGCACCAAGGACGAGGCAAATAGGATAGCCGACAATAACCTCCAATCCGATGGTATCT